GCCGCCAGACTCTTTCGGCAGTCATCGCACCAGTGCGAAAAGTCGGATGCGACGATCACAGGCTGCTGGGTGACGGTGTGTGCAAACAGAGTGCGTCCTTTGCCACAACGTGGGCATGCCGGGATGAGGGTGGTTTTTCGACGATGTGCTTCAGACCATGCAAGGCTGGTCTCATAAGCGATCAGGTTGTCGGCGGTGATCATGCAGGAAGCGTAGCCTCGCAAACCGCATGTGTAAAGATGAATTTTCTGAATCAGCGAATTTTTTCAGAACGTGTCTTGACCCACAGACAGTTCGCTGGGCTGAACGGAAGGGTGGTGTCCCTGCGTCCAAAGGTGTGACCATCGGGCCTGTCCCCCATGTCTCTACGGAAGGCGTCGAAGTTGTGCAGCCACTCGGGGGCGACGGTGATGCCGCTGACATAGGTGTGGTGGCGGGGGTTGTAGCACTTGGTCTTCATCGACTGCCACACGCTATAGAGCGGGCTCTTGGTCTTGCCGCTGCCTGACGCGATGCGTTTTTCCCGGCGTAGGCAGCCGCAGGACTGTGACTTGCGCTGTGTGAGCGAGCAATACCTCACACCGGTATTCTCGTTGCCACAGTCGCAGCGGCAGTGCCAGAGGCTCTGGTCGCCAGGTTTTGTGGGTGTCTGCGCCAGCACCGTCCACCTGCCGAAGCGTTTGCCGGTGAGATCGACGAAAGACGTGCTGTGCTTGAAAAGGAACGAGGGGGTTACGTGAGGGAGGGGTTGCATGGTGTAAGGTTGGAGAAAATAGCGAAAAATCGTCTGGGGTAGTACGTGGAGGCGCTTGTGCGCGCCAGCCCCACCACCCCACCCGCGTGGTGTAGGCAGGGCACCACCCCACCCCAGGCACCCGGGCACCGTTGCACCGCTGCTACGCGGGACAGCCCCGGTACCTGGATGCAGGGAATGCCCGGCTAGCAGGATTACCTTATGCACTGGCTAGCGCATTCCGTCAACGATAAAAAGGATTTGCTACATCCAAGATCACTAACGCCAAATGCAAATCTGTGAATCCCCGTAACTATTCCCAAAACCCATCATCCGCTGTAATTGCTGGAGTGCTGACCGCCGGAGCCGGGGTTACGTCTCTGACCGGAGTTGAATTACCATCATAAACCATATCTACTGGAGGCCCAATGCTCATGCCACCGGCGAACAGTGACAAGGCTACAGGCGGAGCCTCGGTGTCCAGGAGTCCAGTCGCTTGTCGGGCGACGTGGACGGCGGCCTTAAGGTCAGACGCGCTCTGGATAACCACTTGATCTTCAGCAGCTTGTATAGCCTTGTACGCGACTTGGTAGCTGAGGGCGCGCAGCTTTTCCGCTTTCTGCTCCCAGGTCTCGGAATTCAATATATGCGAGCTAGATTCTTCACCCTTTTTCCCGGAAAAAGCGAGGTTTTGACCATTGGCGATGAAAGACGTAATACGCTTATTGAGTCTCGTTACTTTGGCCGGTGTCATCCAGTCTTCAGTCCGTATCCTACCCCAAATGGTAGCCTCGTTAACCTTGAATTGTTGACTCAGGTCAGGGATAGCGCATCCGAGTTCTGCCAGTCGCCGAATTTCCGGCCAGTCTGCTTTGATAGGTTGTCTTGCCATATATAGTCCAGCAGGATAACGCGCTCTCCCATGGAGTTCAAGAGGGAGAATTTACGCGACTACCGGCTCCACGGCTACCGGCTCCACGGCTCCACGGCTACGCCTAGGCACGAAAAAGCCCCGTTACCGCCTATAGGGCGACAACGGGCCGCACTCTTCCATGTGCTAGCGCCGGAGATGCCGGAGAGCCGACTTGGTCCGCTCGTACGCTTCATCATCCCAGAAATCATCATCAGGCTTTTCAGCCGGTGCCACATGGAGCACAACGGCAGGTAAGGACGGCGGCGTGTCCGGGCGGCTCTCTCCCATGTGTGCAAGGCGGGTATCGGGTAACTGACCCTCGATGATGGGCGCGTCACGGTCCAGTTTCTCCCTAACGGCATCATTTAGCCAAGCGGTGAGGGAGCCGCGAATAGTTAGCAGCTCCAGCCGCTGCCGGTTGGAAGGATAGATGCTGAGAAGAGTTTTAAGCGGGATCTTTTTGTTTGATAGTATGTCCATAGATTTACATCGTATATCTGGTATATCATTATGTCAAATGTTTTGCGCTCTGTCCAGTTGTCCTGTGTCCAGTTCAATAATAGGTGGCAGCAGTTACTAAATTTTTAGTATATAATCTATATACTAAAAATTCTCTTCACATTAGGGGGTATAATATGATTTATCTGGACAACTGGACAGAGAAAAGGGTTTGGTTAAAATAATATATCTGTTATACCGTATATTATGTACTTCATCCCCATCACCCCGGAAGAGCTAAACGAAACGTTGTTCACCCCTAGCCAGCTAGCGGACTTGGAGAGAATCAAGACTCTCTCCAGAAGGTTCACTTGCTGGTTCTACATCGACAAGGATACGGGGAGCGCAGACGGCAACACGTGCTTCTATGGGAAAAAGGAAGCCCTCGCTAAATGGAAGGAGGGGCACAAGGTGTACATCGTGAAAAAGAGGCGGAAAGATAAAAATATATACTTTTGAGTTTGACAGGGTGAATTTTCACCCTCATATATAGGCGCATGAAGCTTTACCATTTTCTCAGAATCAGAATCGGCACCGCCCTATACGTCATCGCCTGTCTCTCCCTCCCTGCTTCCATTGTGGCACTCTTCTGCGCCGCACTGGTGGTTGAATCCAAACTGCACCACTAACCTCCCCACCCCATGAACGCACAAACCACTGCCCGCCTTTTCGGCTGCACACCCGGCCAAGCTGAAGAGCAGATGCGCAAAAACATCGCTCAGCTTGAATCCATGCACAGCAAAGCCCTTTCCACTGGTAAAAAGGTGAACGGCTACACCGCTGATGCACTGGCCGACATCATCCGCAAAACAAAGAAAGGATGGAATCTGTGAAAGTTCTTGTTGCATGCGAAAGCTCTGGACGTGTCAGAGACGCATTCCTTGCCTTGGGGCATGATGCAGTGTCATGTGACTTGCTGCCTACTGAATCACCCGGCCCACATATCCAAGGTGACGTGCTGCCCCTGCTCAGGCAGAGATGGGACTTGGTGATTGCGCATCCTCCTTGCACCTACCTCTGCAACTCTGGCGTCCGCTGGCTGCATGAACGCCCCGAAAGGTGGGCGCAAATGGAAGCAGGTGCCGCCTTCTTTCTGGCGTGCCTCAACGCAAATGCCCCTCGCGTGCTGGTTGAAAACCCCGTCATGCACAAATACGCACGTGCCATTGTCGGCAGGGGACCAGCTTTCACCGTCCAGCCTTGGCAGTTTGGCGACAACTTTAAGAAACGCACCTGCTTCTGGACTCGTGGTGGTGTCAAGACCCTGATTCCCACCTCAACCCTTGATGGCAGCACAGCCGTAGCGGAATGCCACCTTGCCAGCCCCGGCCCGGACCGATGGAAACTCCGCAGCGCCACATACCCCGGAATTGCGCGCGCATTGGCTGAACAACTCTCCCACTAACCGTGCCCATGAAGCCTCACACCATCAAATCCGACTCATGAAAACACTCGAAACAATCGGCACCGCCCTATACGTCATCGCCTGTCTCTCCCTCCCTGCTTCCATTGTGGCACTCTTCTGTGCTGCACTGGTTGTAGAGGCCAAGCTTCACCCCTAAACCACGCCACCCCATGAACACCTATCACATTTATTTCCTTGGCCGCCGCTCCGGCGCAATTGGCGCATACTACCCTTGCCGCGTCATTATCAATGCTGCCAGCGCCAGCGGTGCCATGAAGCAGTTTCGTGCCAACTCCGCCGCACTTGGATACGAGTACGGGCCTGGATACTGCTTTGCCTCCTACCGTGGCAATGGCCAGACATTCGGCGAGTACATGCTCCGCGTCTTGAATGCTAACAACTTTAACGATTCTCTCCGCTGGCATGCACTGTGCCGCAAGATCGAAAGTCACACCACCAAACGTCCTGGCTCGCTTGTTACTCTTGTTGGCAATGGCAAGTATCAAGTTGTCACCGCCTGATTTCTCCCGTGTGGCCACAAGCTCAGGCTCGTGGCCATCGGGGAGCAATCCCGCTCCGCCACAATATCAGGCCCATGAACTACACCTATCAAGAATGCAGCAATTCAGGCAGCTTTAGCCCGCCCAATGGCACCAATGTAAGCCACGCAACCAGCAAACGCCAGCTTGTCCGCGCATTGGAGTACTGGCAGGCATGGCATAACCGAGTTGGAAGTGACGAACGAGAGGCCAGCTTGCTCGTATGGGAAGGCACGTTGGATGATGTCACAGACATTTACCCCGACTTTGAAGTCAAAACAGGCCCCCGCATGGGTGTAACCTTTACACGCTGCTAATCATGAAGCCTCATATCATCAAATCCGACTCAAACGGCACCACTGACAACGTCGCCGCATGGCGTGCCAATATGCAGCGTCACCTCGCCGGAGCACTCCGCCGCCAGTATCACGTCAAACTCGAAAAACCATGAAATTCCTAACTGACACTGTGTCCTTGCGAGTCAAACGACTTCGCGCCTACCGCGCAGATCAATACACTTTCAGCCCCCCGCCAGTTTACTGCGGAAATTGGGATGAGCAGGCATGGTGCAACCATGTGCAATTTAACGACAAGGCCCTTACGGGTTTCCTGCCATACGACAACGTGAAACACAAAGATGCGATGAACCGCATTTAATGCCATGACACCCATTTTCCTCGTTCTCTCCCTTCGTCAAATTGAAGAGCTTGCCAGTGCCATCCGCGCCCACCGTGGTCCGCAGGCTCCCGCCTCCTCGTGTGTCGTGATTGAAGGGCATGCGTTGCCTCCCAGGAATGGCGACAACGCCGGGCTGGTGACGCATATCCGCTACAAGGTGGCGGGGGCCATTGAATCGCACAACCTGTATTAAACACCATACCAGAAACTACCATGAAAACAAAAGGCATTCTGCCATCTACCGTCAACGGGAGAACAGTAAAAAATCTAGGCTGGCTTCTTCGCCACTGGAAAGAGGTCAAGAGTTTCACCATTGAGCCGCACCCGCCCTCTGACACCATCGCCGAATGTGTGCTTGTCGCCACGCTCAAAAATGGCGCTGGCGAGTATCGCACGGGATTTGCTTGCAAGGATATCCTGAGAGACTGGCTGAACCGTCCAGTCTTTCGCGGACTGCCCCAAACATGGAACATCTAAACACCATACCAGAAAATACCATGCAAACTACTGAACAGATATATGATGAAATTATGGAAAGTGAAGTCTTTCGCATTGACGGTGCAAAGATCAACCTGCCGAAAAAGCTGATTGAACTGGCGGACGCCATCAAGGCGGAGGATGAAACCGATTGGAGCATGGGAGAGTTCACGGAAGCACCGCTTTCTGACCTCATCCCCGGAGCCTATTGGTCGCTTACCGAGTGGCACGGCGGCCAGGCATCAGAGTCCTATGCGGCTTTGTGCGCGCTTGGCTCCATATTCGGCCCCGGTATGAGCGGCACGCCTAATGAGGATGAACCGGAGTTCACAGCGTACGACCTGTGCAACCGCTGGTTTGAATCCCGCCAGAAAAAGGAGGCCGCATGATCCCCCCCCGCCTGCTTCTCTGCTCATCGCGGGGAGGCAGTAGGGGGCAACCCCGCCCCGGCAAGAAAAACGAACGACACCAGACCCACACACATGAAAGCCACATACGACCCGAACAAAAAGACAAAATGGACAACCTCACACCGCAAGGAGGGAAAATGCTTTTTTTCTTCAATGCAGGTAGTGAGCCTTGCCGACAAGCCAGACGGGCATGGCGTGCTAAACGCCAGAATCGAAGCACGCCTGTATGGCAACGGCGAATCAAATACCTGTTGCCTTTGGGTGTGGGATGTCGATTCCAGCGGCAAATGCACGCAAGGCAGCGGCCACGCTGGCGGCGGCGGGTATCACCGCGAATCCGCAGCAATGCAGGCCGCGATTGACAACGCTGGCTTTACCCTTTCCAAGTCCATCGACGGAGTCGGGGAAACCGCCATGCGCGAGGCACTGCTGGCAATTGCCAAGTGTGTCGGCGTGAAACGTCCTGCCATCATCGAGAGCCACCCATGAACACCAGCTATTACACGGGCAGGCCAACGGGGAGCCACCCGCCACCTAAGACGTGCGACTGTTATATCTCCCCATGCAAACATGACTTTGAACGAGTCGGCCCTACGCTCGGAGACTGGCCCATCTTCCGAGTGCCAAACGCCAAAGGAAAACTGGTGACAGTGCGGGCATGCAGTGAAGCAGGGGCGCGCTTTGTGGCGCTCAATCATTGCGCGCATAACCGATAAGCCCCGATTCCTCCCGGCAGTGCATCCTTCGGGGTGCATTGCATGGAGCAATCCCGCCCCGACAAGAAAAACGAACGACACCGAAACCATGAAAACCACTGATGATATACTAAAACGCTACGCTGTCACCTCAAGCAAAACCCTGCCAAGCGGAGAAACTGCCATTCGCAAGGGAGGCATGTGGCTTTACTTCTGGTTTAACCCAAAAACTAAGAAATTTGAACAAAGCGGCAGTTCTTCCATGCTCTACCCAAATCCATGATCCCACCCACCCTTGAACAGCAGAGCCACCCGAAAAACGAACGACACCGACAATATGAAAACACCACCAGATACGACAGTGAGAGCCTTTGTTTTCCTGTTCAAAAATACCAGAGGGCGCAACTCGCTCTCAAGTCAGGTAAAAGGGCCTGGACTCACTGCTGAGAAAGCATTGGAGTTCACCACGGAATACGTGCGACAGAACCTTATCCAAATCTACGAAGTGCCTCCCTCCCCATGATCCCGCCCGCCCTTGAACAGCAGATCCAGCAGCAAATTTCCGACACCCGCTCGCAAGCCGTCCTGTCATGGGCGGCGGCACGGGAGGCGGAGAATAGGAACAACGCACGACACCATGAACGAACGCCGCGCCATCCAGGCAATCAACTCCACGCCCCGTTACAAAGTGGCGGAGGGAAGCAGGCCGTGTGAAATCACACCGGACCAGCAGCGCGCTGCATTGATTGTGGGCAGGCTTTTGCTTCACGCCCACAAAAGAGGCAAGCGCCGCAAGGGCAGATGGACAATCTAACCACAAGAACAACGCACGACACCATGACCTTTCTTCATCCCGCAAACTACCACGCCATGAAATCGAACACCACCACACACCCGGCACCGGAGAAACGCACGGCACCGCCACGCAAGGGCATCACCCCCACCGGCTACCCCTGCGACCGCGTCACTGACAACCGCACATCCTGGCGCAAACGGTTCCAGCGTGTGACAACCGCAACCGACTTCACGGAGGCCGCACGATGAAAACCGAGGAAATAAGAAACATACTTGAACAGCATAGGCAATGGCTGAACGATAAAAGCACAGGCACACGGGCAAACCTGCGCGGGGCAAACCTGGGCGGGGCAAACCTGAGCGGGGCATACCTGAGCGGGGCATACCTGAGCGGGGCATACCTGAGCGGGGCAAACCTGGGCGGGGCATACCTGTACAAGGCAGACCTGAACGGGGCAAACCTGTACAAGGCAGACCTGAACGGGGCATACCTGAGAGAGGCAGGCCTGAGAGGGGCAGGCCTGAGAGAGGCAGGCCTGAGAGAGGCAAACCTGTACAAGGCGGACCTGAGCGGGGCAAACTTGCGCGGGGCAAACTTGAGCGGGGCAAACCTGCGCGAGGCAAACCTGTGCAAGGCAGACCTGAACGGGGCAGACCTGAAAGGGGCAAACCTGCGCGAGGCAAACCTGAGCCAAGCGCAAAATATCCTCTACGGTCAAGTCTCGTTTGCCTCTCACGGAGAATGCGGGAGGCAGCTCTCAGCGGTCATGATCGCAGAGAAATGGGTGTTTTTCTGCGGCTGCTTCCGTGGCTCATTGGCCGCGCTGGAAGCATACATTGCCAATGGCAGTGAAGAACACAAAGCGTCACGCACACGTGCTCTGAACGCCATCAAGGCCATCTGCGAAATCCCATGAAATCCGCCTGCTGCTTAAACGACACAAGAGACAAACTAAAACCGAATAAAAACCAATGGAAACCAACGAAAAACTGCGGGACTTTCCGCGCCTTGAAAGAGATGGAAAAGTAGCCGTGCTGTACTCCCCCGGATACGGGGCAGGGTGGAGCACGACAGCTGCGAATCAATCCACGTCATCGGCTCTCGAAATTACATGGTGGCATAATGCCCTCATACGCCGTGCTTCTCCTCTTCGGGGAGGAGCGCGGAAATGAGCGCAAACGCTCAACCCTTCACCCCGTGGCCGGGGGTGCAGGGCAAACGCTGGCCGCAATAAACACATGATCAAATCAACCCTGGCATGCGCCCTCATGGGTGCCGCTGCTTACGCTCCGCAAACCATCACCCTGCAAGATGCGTTCAGACACATGGCGACCCGTGCGACCCGTGCGCCCCGTGCAACGCAGGTGCAGGTGCAGGCGGTGGCTCTGACCAGTTCCTACGACATCCGCACTCATTCGGTCATCACCGGGGCGCGCTTAAACGAGGAGCTGGGCGGAGTGCTGGCCGGTAAAGGCCATAAGTTCATCGCGGAGGCGCGCAAGCATGGGATCTGCCCGATCTTCCTTGCCGCCGTCGCCATGCACGAAAGCGCCAATGGAAAGTCGGAGTTCGCCCGCCACCGTAACAACGTCTGCGGGATCTTCCGCAATGGGAAGTACCACCGCTTCACGTCCGTTGACGAGTGCATCGAGTTCACCGCCCGCCTGCTTGCCAGCCGGATCTACGCCAAAAACCCGACGATTCAGGGGGTGCAACGCATCTACTGCCCCGTTGGTGCCAAGAATGATCCCCGTGGGCTGAACAAATATTGGCTCTCCGGGGTGATGTCCAAGATCGAGAAACTTTGGGGGCGTACCATCTACGTCTCCGCATAACAGAACGCCATGAACATACCCACCGCACAAGAGGCGCGCAAACGCCTGGAAAAGAGAAACAATGAGCAAGCAGCCGTCCAGCTTCGGTGCATAGCCGAAGATATTGAAGGGGCAATTTCAGCAGGAAAGACCAGCATCACGGGGGACGGCAGGCTTTTTCCTGCAACTGTCTCCCTGCTTAAAGAGTTGGGATACCGTTTGGAAGAGGAAACCGACCGCCGCGACGATACTTCAATATGGACCGTTAGCTGGTAAACCCCGCAGCCCCGCCACCCGGCAACGGATGGCGGGGCTTTCTTGTGCCCACGCCCAGCCCGAGTACAGGGACGCCCGGACAGTTCAAATCCCGGCAAGCCCTGAAACCTTGGCGCTTCCAAAACCCGGCGGCCACCAGACACAAACCCGTTTCAGGCCACGAGGCAAACCGGCCCAGCCGCGCAAACGCCGCAGCCACGCCGCCCGGACAAAACAACTTTTCGAGACGATTTCATTTTGACAGTGTGAATTTTTACCCTACCCTGCGAATATGCAAACCAGCACCCAGACAAAACCAATGAAACTACCAGCTATCAAATTTGCCAAAAGCGAAAGCCTCGTGCTTCGCTGCTGCCGTGCAGACATGACCTCGCACGGCGGATTCACATGGAAAAAGGAAGGCATCGTCGCTGCGCCCGACTGGGACGAAGATCCTCATTGCGGCAACGGGTTGCATGGATGGCTTGCTGGAGAGGGAGAATACCGTGCATGGAGAGCCTTGCCCGGTGACCTGTGGATGGTCTTGGCTGTCGAAACAAAAACCATCGTCGATCTGGGCGTCAAAGTGAAATTTCCAAAAGCCCGTGTCCTTTATGTCGGAGCGCGTGAAACCGCCGCGGCTTTGATTACAGCACATTGCCCCGGATCAGCGGTGATTTTTGGCACGGCCACCGCTGGCGACAGTGGCACGGCCACCGCTGGCGACAGTGGCACGGCCACCGCTGGCAACTATGGCACGGCCACCGCTGGATACAGTGGCACGGCCACCGCTGGATACAGTGGCACGGCCACCGCTGGCGACAGGGGCACGGCCACCGCTGGCGACAGTGGCACGGCCACCGCTGGCAACTATGGCACGGCCACCGCTGGCAACTATGGCACGGCCACCGCTGGCGACAGGGGCACGATTCTTTTGAAATATTGGGACGATAAAAACTCGCGGTACCGGCTGCAAATTGGGTACATCGGTGAAAAGGGTCTCAAGCCGGGGGTGGCGTATCGCTTGGGCAAAAACAAACAGTTCATTAAGGCAAAACCATGAACCCCAGCATCACAATCAAACGCATGGAGCCGCCCAAGGGCGTCCCGTCATATCCTTGGTGGGCTTACGTGCTCAACCACAGCAAAGGCCAGTACATCGGCGAAGGCTACGCCAGCGAGGACGCCGCCCCGCCGTGCCGCCATGCTGCGCAGCAGACAGCTTGATGTGAGGAAATTCTAACCATGAAACTCGACCCTGAAGTTTACCGCAACGCGGCTGAAATACTTGAAGAAGGAAAGGACACAAGATTCTGCTGCTGGGCTCTGCTTTTTGCAGAGTTTCCAAGGCACGAAGGAACACTGATCAAAACAAAACATCTCAAAGCTTTCGCCAGAGTATTTGAACCTGAGATTCACCAAGGAATTTGGTGGGGTATACAAGATCGAGAATCCCGCATCATCGCCCTTCTGCTCATGGCCGACATGGTCGAGAGCGAAAACAAAACCGTGCGTAAAAGCAAACCATGAAAACATACCGAGTAACAATGCCTATTGCCGGACACATCACATTTGAAATTGAAGCTGTTTCTGAATCGGATGCTTTGGAAAAAGCATGGGGAACCGATACCGACAAAGGAGAAGTTGAATGGGAAATGCTGGAAAATTTCAATTCTGGCAATGTGTGCCATTGCCCTTCGCCTTGGGGAGCAACCGCTGAAGAAATCTGAACATGAACTACGACCAGACCACATCAGCAATCACCCTGCCGCCCACCCGCGTCCGCCGGTCATCTGGTTATCCAGATGACCGTGTCACTGACAAGGTGAACCGGTGGCGCGCCCGCCTCGGGTGGACGCTGCCAAGAGCCAACCGCCGCAACGACATCAACAGCCAGCCCAACATCAAGAAACCGTGAACACAGAACAACAAGCCGCGCAGCTCGAACTAGCAGCCCAGATTTTGCGCACCGGGCACCCGTGGGAATGCAGTCAGCCTAAATGGCAAAACGCTTCTCTTACATTCCTTCTTCACGAAAGAATTGAAATCCGCCCCATCCTCGCCACACCGCCCGATGGTCGCAAGCTTCATAATCCAGACAACCTGACCGCTGAGCAGGTGGGCGTTGGGTATCGGCTGACGTTGGAGGAAGAGATGGATGGTCATGAGAACGATGGCGGTGAATTATATGACCCGAACGAAAACCAATTTATCAAAGGAGATGGCAAATGGTTCTGGTTTAAGTGTGACACCATCCGCGTCCCCCTTTCAACACCGTGGCCCGAGGCAAAGACTGATCCGTATGCCGAGCTGAAGAAGGCGCAGGAGGAAGGGAAGGTAATTCAAGTTCAAATGCATAACACATGGCAGGATACTGAAGACCCCAATCTTCGTTGGAGTCTTCCGCCTGAATGCTACCGCATCAAACCGTGGACGATGCCCGAGCCACCGGCGGGCAAGCAGTGGCACAGGCCCGAGGCGCTGACGCAAACTGATTGGGAGACTGGGTGGAGGCCTTTGTTAACCAGTGAAATCATAAATGATTGCGACGAATATTCAACATTAGGCGGCAAATTATGGGTTCCAGCTTTTTATGCTTCTATTGGAAGTCCAATTAAAGAATTGTATAACGCATATCGCACCAAGCGCCCGCTTCCCGTCGAGAAAGAACCCGTTTGGGTGCCGCTTGGCCCGGAAGATGTGCAGCCGGGAACTGTGTTTCGTCATCATAATTGGGATAAAATGTTGTGGATACAGCCAAATAGCGTTGTTGGAGAGGGCGTTATTTGGTGTCAATTGTATAGTGATGATACGATGCTTAATGATTTTGTTATTTGGCAATCACTCATGGACGACGGTTGGCGAATCCTCCGCCCCGGACAAACCGAGTGGCAGCCGTGCCGAAAGGAGTCCAAGTGAGCCGGGGAAAACCGTCAATGAAGAACCTGCCATGGCAGACCGCGAACTGGGATCTCACCAACGCCCAGATAGCGGCCATCATGAACTGCCACCTCTCCACCGTCCGCAAGTACCGCATCGAGCACACCGGCTCGGGCAAACGGCCCTGTTACGTGGACTGGGACAGCGTGACGGACGACGACTGGCGCAGCAACTCCAACAAGCGCCTGGCCGAGCGGCTGGGCACCACGTTCAAACAGGTCGGGGGCTATCGCCACCGATGGGGCAAACCAGCAGGCCCGCGCAGCCCCGGCAGCGGAAAATATGAAAGGAATAAACAAGCATGAGCGCAGCAGAAAAACCCGACTACGGCGAGCCGTGGACATACTCAGAAGGAGCCGAGTCCGACGAAGAAGGATGGTGGCACCGCTACGCAATGATCACCAATCGCTATGAGCACGTCATGTGCAAAGAACGCCAGCTTGACGACAACCTAGTCGATGAATGGAACCGCATCGTCTCCTGCATCAACGCCTGCGCTGGCATGGACGACCCGGCGAAGGAGATTGCCGCCATGCGCGAGGCGATCAAGGCGGCGCATCTGGAACTGTCATATGCAAAAGGCAGGCATCACGGCGTCACGCTCAATCATGTCGGCTACGCCCTTGCCGCACTCGAACCCTTCATCAAGCCATGAAAGTCAAACTAACGACACCGCAACGAGAACTTCTGAGCAAGTGCAATTCATCACCTCAATACGTGGTTGATTATCATCCGCCCGCCAAAGAACTTGTGAAAAAAGGGTTATGCGAATGGAAATCAAGAGGGTGGGGACCCCTGCTGCACATCACCGAGGAGGGGAAGAAATACATCAAGCCATGAGCAAAACACCACGAAAACCATGCCGTTATTGCGGCCATCCTGAAGCCACGGCGCACGATTGGGAAACCATTGAGCCTGGGAAAGGCGAAGAGCTTGGTTTGTGCTGGAATGGCGAAATTTGCAGGCATGACTCCGAGGCGGCGATTGATCGGCTGCAAAAAGAACTCAACGAAGCCCACGCGCAGATTGCGGCGCTGCGGGAGGCGTTGGCCATTATCCAAGCCGCTGCCGAAACGTGTATGGACCATTGCTTCAGCGATGGCATTTTGTTTGGCACTGTGCACCACCAATCTTTTGATTCTTCTGCAATTGGTCATGCCATTTTATCCGCAAGAGCTATTCTCTCCACCCCGCCGCCGCCCGTGGTGCCGCTGGAGGATGTCAGGCCGCTGGTGGAGGCGCTGGTAAAAATTCGCCGAGAACTTCAGGGTTGTGGAGGAAACCGCTTTGATGCTTTAGCCGTGACTACTGAAGCCCTTGAGCTTCCTGTTGCTTATCAATTTCTAGCCAAGCACCCGCTGTCATGATTAAGCAACTGCCGCCAATTTGCATTCAACATCGTGATGGTTGGTGCATTCTTCGAGATCAACGCAAAACTGCATATGGAGATCAAGCCCCAACAAAATGCGGACACGTTATTACTCTGCCGTGGGGTTTGCGGCGGCAAATTCCAACGTGTCCAGAATGCCAAAAAACTAATCGAAATTTACCATGAAACACACCATCGAATCCCTCCTCGAACTGTCCAAAACGCCCGAAGGCAAACAGCAGATCCGCGTGACGGTCGCGGAGTTGTGCGGGTGGACAAAATGCCGCACAACTAAAAACCCGTTGTTTGAATTTGGCCGCAAACCTGGAGGTAAATTCCCAGATTTTTATCTTCCCGACTACACCGGCAGTCTCGACGAGATGGTGGAGGCGGAGAAAATGCTTACGCATTCTGAATGTCGAATATATGAAGGATGGCTTTGAAATATTGGGAAACCGATACCGCAACATTCCCATGTGATAACCGTATTTGGCATATTTCTGCTCTCCAGCGTGCCATCGCATTCATCCTCACCAAACAAACCGACACGCCATGAACATCGAAGAAATCAAAGCCGCTTTGCGCGAGCATAGCAGGATCAGTGAACAAAACAACGCTGAGTTCAGATCCTCCGCCCGCAACCTGTCACCCATAATGGCCAAGGTGCTGCTGATGTTTATTGAGGATTGCGAAACATGCGGAATCGTTAGCGGTGAAGGCATGCTTAAACGTATTGAGCCGATGTGGAAAAACGCCTCTTAAAAACCCCTTGCCAACGGATAAAGTTCAACCATCCTTTGTGCATCATGTCTGAGAAAATCAAATACCCCCGTGACATCCGGTGGAAGTCCATGCACAACGAGGAGATCGCCGCCATCGTCGGCTGCCACCCCAACACTGTGCTGCGCCACCGCGCCGAGATGGGCAAGCCCAAGGCTCCGCGCAAGCCGGGCAGCGGTGCCCGCCCCAAGATCAACGAAGAGCTGATCGACCTGGACAAGACCGCCCGGTGGAACGCCGAGCAGCAGGGCGTCAACAGCCAGTGGATGTCACACCGGATGCGCGAGCTTCGCAAGAAGCTGAAAATTTCCCCGCGCCGCTAGGGAACCCAGATAAGCCGTGAGAGTCTTGCCAGAGGGGTTTCGTGTATTGTTCCTCTCGATAGCGATCAGCCCCCAGCCGCCTGATCTTGGCCATCCACGGAGCGGCGGGAAACCATTTCAAGCTACCATGAAACTGAAAAACAACGACTGTCTGCAAACCCCACAATGGGTGTATGAAAGTTTGGGTTGTATAGACCTTGACCCGTGCGCAGGACCAAACACTGCAATAGGCAAGGTGAATTACGCTCTCGAAAGAGGCCAGAATGGCTTAATTCTTCCGTGGGAAGGTTTTGTTTATTGCAATCCGCCGTTCTCTCAAAAACATATCTGGGCGGAAAAAATGATGGCACACGGTAATGGTATTTTGATTCTCCCTGAACGTGGAAGCGCACCGTGGTTCGGGCCGTTGGCAAAAAAACTCGGCTGGTATTTCGTCATGGGTAAGAAAATCAATTTCATCGGCGGCCCGACTTCAAATAATCTTGGCAGTGTCCTTTTCCCCTTTGGTGAGGAAGCACTTCGTCGCTTACGAAACTGCACACTCCCAGGCCACCTCGTTTTTGTTCAATCTTTTACCCCACGGCCATGAACTACCTCCACACCCTCTATCGTCGCAAGCTGGCCTCGTTGCAGGCTGCCGCGCCCCGTGCCACCCTGCGCGCTTTCCACGTCGCCGACGGCTTTGAACTTTACCTCAACGAGGCGGAGGCCGCGCACAAGGGATGCAGCATCGGCACCTTCACCAACAAGGCCGAAGACCCGGACCTCGACGCCCCGGTGTACCACCTGTTCATCCCGCTGGCCGAGATGCCCACGTTCGCGGAAAGCATCACCGGCAGTCACACACTCGCCCTGGTGGACTGCGACAGCAGCGGCAGGCATGTGGCGTATGCGTGGTTTGGACGGAAACGGGAAAAAGAACCGTCCGGCGATTTTTGGGGTTGACCTTTTACCTGCACCGTTTCAGCATACTGAAATCAACATGCCCCCTCGACCCAAACCGCTTGGCAGCAGGCTGCGCCTTTACCGCACGCGGCTCGGCCTAACCATACCGGAGCTGTCCCGACGCTCGGGCGTGTCGGTGGGCACCATCAGCAACGCGGAGAACAACGTGGGGGACATCCGCGTCTCGAACCTTGTCGCAATCCTCGCCGCCCTCGGGCAGCCAAACCCTTTCCAATAATGCCATCCTACTTTACCGGCAAGCGTGTCGATGACCCCGAGCTGGTGCAATCACCTGCGACGAAGTTCCACGACTTCATTCAGCAGTTCATCAACCTGCCCGTGCCGCTGAGCGTCACCTCCGTTGAGTATCAGGCGATGACCAAGGCGGAGCGGAGCAAGGCAAAGCAGGTGGGCTACGCCGTGCCCTGCACCTTCTCCAAGTCCCCATGGCACGGGCGCAAGCTGGAGCACGCCCAGCCCTGTGACCTGCTCATCCTCGACATCGACGACGAGAACGTGGAGGCTGCGAAGAACTTCGTCTCTTCCCCCGAGCTGCTCATTGGCCTGCTCAAGCGGTTCAACTTCGCCGCTTACAAGACCATCAGCTCCACGCCGGAAGCCCCGCGCCTGCGCATCATGGTGGACGCGGCTTCGATTCCGGTGGACCAATACCCGGACGCCGTGCTGACCGTGGCCAAGATCCTCGGGCTGGACAAGGTGACACGCGAGTCAGCGATTGCGACGCAGCCCATGTTCCGCCCCTCGGTCTTCGCGGACCAAGACCCCGAGCTGGACCATCCGCTGATCGCCACGCATAACGATGGTCGCCCGTTCCGTGTTGACGACATTGTCACCGAAGACCTTCCCGGCCTTGTCTCCGGCAACAAACCAGCTCGCGCCGCCAGCACCGGGAGCCTTGACGACTTCCTCGTCTTTTTCCAGTTTCCCGTCGAGGGTGTCACACTGGAGGCGGTCAAGGAGGCGCTCACGTTCATCGACGCCGATTGCACCCGCCCGCAGTGGCTGGAGATCGCCGCCGCCCTCAAGCACCAGTTCGCCAGCACCGCCGATGACAAGGCCTACGTGCTGTTCGATGAGTGGTCCGCCACGGGGTCCAAGTATGAGGGCGGCAAGGATACCTCCACCATCTGGCGCTCATTCAAGGAGCAGGCACGGGGGCGTGCGCCAGTGACCATCCGCTCGCTGCTCAAGCGTGCCGTCGAGGGCGGGTGGAACAGTGACCCGGTGAAGGAGAGCGGCTACAAGGCCGTGTCCGACTGGATTCAGTATCAGGCCAAAAGCGCCATGCAGCTCATGAGCGAAGGAGCCAAACGCATCGCCGCCGCCCCGCTGCTCTCGCAGGTGGAGGAGGGGTGCTTGGTTCAGACGTTGGTGCAGAAGTCAAAACAAGACTTCCACCACCCGCTCTCCGCCATGGACCTGAAACGGGAGATCAAGCGCCACAAGAACAGCATCCAAGCCAAGAAGCAGGAGAGCAATGAGATCGTGTTCCCGCCGTGGACGCTGGGCATCGTCTATATAGCTGCCACCAATTCGTTTCTGCGCCACCGCACCCGGCAACACTATAGCCGGGAAGCATTTGACGCGATGTTCTCACGCAAGCTGCTGCCCACCGTCGAGGAACTGGAGAAGGCTGACAAGGAGATCAACGAGACCACGCTCAACACGCCCAAGTTTAAGCCGGGCGACTACCTTCTCCAACACCTCAAATGCCAGACGGTGGACGATGTGACCTACAATCCCGCCGAACCCGAGGAAATCATCATCCGCGAAGATGGGAAGAATTACGTCAACATGTACCGTCGAAGCTACCGGGAGGCCGACAAAGCTTTGGCCAGCTACGCCTCCGACCTGCTCGACGAGCACCTCTACAACACCATCATCGAACCGGAGTACCGGACTATATACTTGGACTGGATGGCCCACAACGTCCAGTTCCCCGGCGTAAAAATCCGCTGGGTAATCTTGGAGCAGGGTGGCGAAGGCTCCGGCAAGACCATGAAGTTCCAGATCATGCGCGCCGTGCTGGGAAACGACAACGTGAAGCTCATCAACCCCGATTCCATCAAGAAGGGGTGGAACGAGTGGGTGTTCGGCAGCCAGCTCGTGGGCATCGAGGAGCTTCGCGTGGCCGGTCAGAACCGCCACGAGATCATGAACACGCTGAAGGAGCCGATCACCAACGACTACGTGCCGGTGAACCAGCGAGCCCGTGATACCCGTGACGTGCGCAACGTGACCAACTACATCGCTTTTACCAACTTCCACGACGCCGTGGTGGTGGGCGACGACAGCCGCCGCTGGTGCATCATCAAGTCCAGGCTCCAGCACAAGGAGCAGATCCGTGAGCTGGTGGCGCGTGACCCCGAATACTTCTCCCGTCTGGGAGACAGCTTCACCACCCATGCCGCAGGATACCGTTATGTGCTGGAAAACCGTACCATCAGCAGCAGCTTCAAACCCAACGGCCCGGCACCCACGACGAAGTACTTGCAGGAGATGATCGCCGACACCAGCGACGACCTGACCGTGGTGCTCAAGGACATCATCGAGAAGGGCGAGAGCCCGCTCATCGGCAGCGACGTGCTCGCGTTCGGAGTCCTCAAGAACGCCATGGAGTCCGAGGGCATTCACAACATCTCCCAGAAGCACCTTACCCACATTCTCCGCAACGCGGGGTACGCTCCGGTGGGCAAGCACACCATCATTGGCAGCCGTCAGTCCGTGTGGGCACGCGAAGACCGGACGCACGGTGAAGATCCCGTGAGAATGTTGTTGCAGCGGGCTGAAAATTCATCCAACATAGAGGCATGACCGAAGCCGAGTTCATCCAACTGCTGCAACAGCACGACTGGTATTTCCAGCAGGCCGATGACAGCCGCGCCTATGCCGCCGGTCAGCGTTCACAAAACACCCTTCTATATATCTGCCAGAAACAGCCCGAGCTGTTCCGGCTTTACAACCACGCGGACAACTGCTCCATCCGGGGCGTTTCTTTTGACTTTCCATCCGTCTCCACGTCGGCGGCGGTAGAAAACACCAACAACAAACCACACACCACTACCATCATGAAGCCCATCTTCACTGAGTTCTTTGAAATCTGCATCAAGCCGCTGATCGACGCCATCGACCGAGCCACCGCTGCACTCATCCGCACACCCCTCGGCGACGCTGCACCCGAGGCACTCGTTGACAAGCCCGCACGCAAGCCCAAGGCTGAGAAAGCTGCACCGGCACCGGCCCCTGCGCCCGCTCCCGCACCAACGCCTGCACCGGCCCCTGCGCCCGCTCCCGCACCAACGCCTGCACCGGCCCCTGAAACCGAGCCTGCCCCGTCACCCGACGAGCTGGACACCCATGCTGCCGAGGTCACCGAAGCCCGCATGCGTGCTACCATCAAGACCCTTGACGACGACGCCAAGGGCAAGCTGAAGCTCTTCATCACCAAAAACCTCGGCTGCAATTCCCTCGCCGAAGTGAAGCCCGAACAACGCGCCGCCCTGCACGCCCAGGCTATCAAGCTTGGTGCCACCGACGTGAACCCGGACGAACTCTAATCTGCAACCAACAACGCAGGCCGTCACTCCGATAAGGGGTGGCGGCTTTTTGAGGCACATACCATGGAACATCAAGACACCAAAATAAAGTTCAGCTTCAACTGCAAGCCGTCATTTGATTTCATCACGCTAACGCTTTGTTTTGAAACGGACGTTTGCGGAGATGTGGTGAAAGAATTTTTATCGTTCAAAGAAGCTCGCGTCAGGCAAACCCTGATTGCTCTGGGCTGGACTCCCCCAGCTCACGAAATCAAGAATTCTGCGTAATAATCATGTCTACATTTTTCAAGCACTGGAGCGACGACAATCTTGACGAATTGAACGCGCCAGCAACAATCATGCAAAAACCCGACACCGCACCCGAACACTCACGCCTTTCCCCGTCAAAGGCCCACACCTGGACCGAATGCACAGCCGCGCTGGCGTTCGTCAAAGCCAACGAACATCGCCTGCCGCCCGAGCGTCCCGGCCCATCCGCTGTGGAAGGAACCAAGGCTCACAAGGTGGCAGAGTGTCTGCTGCTGGGTGAGCCGGTGCCAGACTACGCCAACAAGGACATGCTGCGCCACGGCAAGGCGTACGCCGACTTCTGCCACGAGGTCATGGGTCCGAAGCCGCACGTCATCCGGTGGGCACCGGAGCAGCGCATCCCGCTCTACTACCTCAAGAGCGAACGCGGCACGGTGGACTTCCACGCTGTCACCAAGACCGGCATCCACCTCGTGGACTACAAGTACGGCTACGACCCGGTCGAGAGCGTCAACAATCTCCAGATGGCCATCTACGCCCGCTCGCTGATCGAGGATCTTTACGTGGACACCTTCTGGGACGAGTCGCCAAAAGACGACCACATGGTCACCATGTCCATCTTTCAGCCCCGCATTGGCGTCGAGCCGCAGACGTGGAAAATCACATGGAAGGAACTGCTCAAGTTCACCGACGAACGCATCACCCTCAAGGCCGTGTCGATCCTGAAGGGTGAGCCGGGGGTGTTCAAGTGCGCCCCGAAGGTGTGCAAGTTCTGCCGGGGGACCGCGATCTGCGAAGCCTACAACAACGCCATGCTCGACGACTTCAAGGATGAAGTGGATATGGCCGTCAACCATGAGCAGCCCAAGCTCACCTCCGACATCACCGATGAGCGTCTGGTGGCGCTGTTCGTCAACCGCGACAAGCTGACCACTTACCTCAAGGAAGTGGAGAAGTTCGTCAACGGGCGTCTCGCCTCCGGCATGAAGCTGCCAGGGGTAAAGCAGATTTTGTCCAAGGGCGGGCACCGCAAATGGACCGATGAGGCCGCTGCCGCCAAGCTGCTGCTCGACCTGAAGCTGCCCTACGACGAGGTGTATGAGACGAGCGTCATTACGCCAGCCGTGGCCGAGAAGCTCACCGACAAGATGAAAGGGCCGAAGATGATCGAGCTGCAACGCCTGATCATTAAACCGCCCGGCAGCCCGATGGCCGTGGCCGAGAGCGATCCTCGCCCAGCCGTGGCTGACCTGATTGACGACTTCAAGGATGTCGATCTGAGCGAAACAGAATTTTGGGATTGACGCCTCACCGATCCTATGCGAAAATTTTTCCTCTGCATAACGCAGTAACCGACAACAACGCAACCCGATATATACATGAGCACCGATACCCGTGATCCGAATGTCCTCGTTCTCAAAAACGTGCGACTCAGCTACCCGAAACTGTTCAAGCCCGCACCGTTTGGTGCCGAAGGCGGTGATCCGTTTTACAGCGCCAACTTCATCCTCGACAAGAAGGCTGACGCTGACACCATCAAGGCCATCAAGGCCCGCATCGAGGCGATCAAGAAGGAAAAGTGGAAGGACAAGGCAGGCGCTGTCAAGGTCTGCCTCCGCGACGGTTCCGAGCGCGATGGTTCTGACGGCTACGGCGAGGACAAGATGTTCCTCTCCGCCAGCTCCAAGCAGGACCGCAAGCCCAAGGTGGTGGACAAGAACTACAATCCTCTGACCGCCGAGGACGGGAAGCCCTACGCTGGCTGCTACGTCCATGCCAGCATCCGCCTCTGGGCACAGGACAACAAGTACGGCAAACGTGTGAACGCCGAGCTGCGTGTGGTCATCCATCACGCTGACGGCGAACCGTTTGGCGCTGGTGCCGTCGATGCTGAGTCTGACTTCGCAGGTGTGAACCTGGACGACGACAGCGAAGCCCCGGCCAAAAAGAAAAAGGCCGACATCTTCGACGACGAGCTGTAACCCTTTCCGTGCTGGGCCTGCGCTCCTTGTTATTGTACGTGGTAGCATGGTGACACGGGGCGCGGCTCAGCACGGTTTCAACCCACACAAACACATGGCCACCAATAAAAACGTCAGCCTGTCAGTTGGTCGCGGCGAGAAGCTGCCTGTCTCCAAAGGGGCAGGGCTTACCGCCAAAGGCCGTGCCAAGCTCAACCGCGAAACCGGCAGCAACCTCAAGGCTCCGGCACCTCACCCCAAGACTGAGAAGGATGCAGCACGAAAGAAGTCGTTCTGCGCCCGCTCGGAAGGTTGGACCGGTGAACGCGGCAAGGCAGCCCGCAAACGCTGGGCCTGCTAGCTAGTAAAGTTTTACCTCGTTCTTTTCAAAAACGGGGTGCCTTTAGAAAACAGAGTTCAGCGGCGGCGTTGGGGTGCTGTAATACGCATCCGTGTTTTTAGAGATGACATCAAAGAAAACATTGAAACGCGGGGCTTGCGCCTATTGAAGGGAGCGATGCATCCGGCCCACGAGGCTTAGAATCTCGATAGCAGGAGGAACCTGCCCGCTGAACTCTGTTTTCCACACGCAGGTCGTTCCAGCGATATATCGAACGCAAACGTAGCACGTTTGGGCCTGCACCAATTTTTACTATCACATGGCCTCCCTCTATCATCTGGATTATGAAACAAGATCCGCTGCCGACATCAAGGCGGTGGGCGCTTTCCGCTACGCCGAAGACCCGAGCACCGAGATCGTGTGCGCCGCCATCGCCCGAGACGACGAGCAGCCGTTGCTCTGGGTGAACCCCAAGTTTGAGTTCGACGACATGTACGAGTGCCGGTCATCGCCGGGTGTCGAGGAGCTGCTCAAGGAGATGAACGAGAGCAACGCCCCGGTGTATGCGCACAACTCCCCGTTTGAACACAGTATCACCAACCACTGTCCCAACAACCACTGGTTCCGTATCGGCATCAACCGCTGGCGATGCACTGCCGCCATGGCCCGTCGTGCCGCGATCCCTGCCTCACTGGAGAAGGCAGCCGAGACGCTCGGACTGGCGGAGCAGAAGGACCGCCGGGGCAAGAGTCTCATCACCAAGTTCTCGATCCCCAAGACGGATGGCACGTTCACCCAGCCCATCGAACGTCAGGCTGACTTCATCGATTTCTGCAACTACTGCCTTCAGGATGTGCGCGTGGAGCAGGGCATCCATCAGGCGCTCAAGCACTTCGAGATGACCGGCGATGTCCTTGCGGCGTTCCAAGCCGACATGGCCATCAACAGCCGTGGGCTGCCCGTCAACGTGGACGCGCTGATGCACGCGCAGAAGCTGATCGACGCCAAGGAGGAGGAGCTAAGCCAGCGGTTCCGCGAGCTGACCGGATTCAGTCATGGGCAGAACAAGGTGTACCTCGACTGGCTCAGGGAGCACGGCTACCAGGGTGACAACTTGCAGGCAGGCACAATCGACGAGCAGCTCGAAGGCGCGGTGTCCGACATCCCCGAGGTTGGTGAGTCGCTGCGTCTGAAGCAGGCGCTGTCTTTTGCTGCCGTGAAGAAGATCAAGGCCATGATCCGCTGCGCCTCAGATGACAACCGCGTGCGCGGGTCGTTGCAGTTCTACGGTGCCGCCACCGGGCGGTGGAGCGGCAAGCTGATCCAGCCGCAGAACTTCAAGAAGACTCCCAAGGAGGGATGGACTCACCAGATGTACGCCGACCTGCGAAACAAGTGCAGCACGTCCCACATCGAGCTGTTCTACGGCGGACTGCTGGAGTCGCTGTCCTACTGCATCCGCCACTTCATCCACGACCCCGAGGTCGAGCTGTTCGACGTTGACTTCAGCGCAATCGAGGCGCGCATCAACGCCTGGCTCGCCAACGAGGAGTGGAAGCTGGAGGTGTTCAGGACTCACGGCAAGATCTACGAGGCGACCATCTGCCGCATGACCGGCATGCCGCTGGAGGAGATGCTCGACTACAAGAAGCGCACCGGCAAACACCACCCTGACCGGTTCAAGGGGAAGGTGAGTGAACTGGCCCTTGGGTATCAGGGTGGAGAAGGCGCACTCGTGAAGATGGGGGCTATCGACATGGGGCTCAAGGAGGAGGAGCTGGACGGGATCAAGGAGTCATGGCGTGAAGCCAACCCCAACATCGTCGCCATGTGGCACGCCTACGAAGCCACCGCCAAGAAGGTGATCCAGCAGCCCGGTCTCCGCGTGTCAGTGAACCGTGTTGAGATGTTCTGCGCCAAGACCGCAGGCAGCCCCTACCTGTTCATCAAGCTGCCCAGTGGCCGTCGTTTGGCCTACCGCAACCCGCAGGTTCACAACAAGCAGGTGAAGGACAAGAAGGGCAAACCGGTCTTTGAGGACGAGGAAAAGACGAGGCCCAAGATGAAGCCGTCCATCCGCTACTGGGGTCCGCTTGAAGGCAAGGCCACGTACGGCTGGGTCGACCTGTATGGCGGGAAGATCACGGAAAACGTGTGCCAGGCGGTGGCCGCCGACCTCATGGCCAGCGGCACCGTCAACGCCGAGAAGGCGGGCATCGAGGTTGCCACGCTGATCCATGACCAGTGCCTCGCCTACAAGCGCGGGAACCACACGCTGCAAGAACTCTGTGACTGCCTGACCGATCTGCCATCATGGGCCGAGGGGTTGCCTTTCGCAGTTGATGGAAGTGTTCAACCCTACTACACCAAGGAAGACTGATGAAAACCTGCACCACATGCAACAACACGATCAAAACCGACGAAACGGACGCCGACTTTCTGCGCTGCAAAGCCTGCCGCTCGAAAAGGACATCGAGCGCAGAGTCTGCGACTACGCGAAAAGCAAAGGCTGCTACGTCCGCAAGTTCACGTCGCCCAACAATCGTAGCGTTCCCGACCGTCTCTTCGTCTCGCCGGGCGGCAGCGTCGGGTTCCTCGAACTGAAGCGGCAGGGACAGAAACCAACCAAGGCCCAGCTCCACGAGATCGCGCTGCTTCAGTCAGTGCGTGCCAACGTCTCGTGGTGCGACAACGTGGCCGACGGCAAACGATTTATCGACGACCTCATATCGAAAGACTTCTGGGCATGAGACTCATCAAAAACAAAAAGCCCGGACGGTGCCCCGTGTTCCGCTGCCGCAATCTGCCGAGGAACATCAAGGACCATCCAAAGAGCTGCCAGCTTTGCGGCTCCCACGCCAAGGAGCTGTGGCGCATCCGCAACCCTGTGCATGCGGCCTACGACAACCTGCGGCATCACGCCCGCCAGCGGAAGATTGAGTTCACTCTGACACTAGCTCACTTCCGTGAAATCGTTGAGCCGACCCGCTACATCGACGACAAGGGTTGTGAACGTCACAAGCTTCACATCGACCGGATGGACGCTTCGCTCGGTTACGTCGATGGCAACATCTGCGTGCTGACCTGCTCCGAGAACGCGGGCAAGGACAACAACCGACGCCGGTTTGTGGATCAGAAGATCAAACGGTATGAAGAGGAGCACGATGCGGACGACTCCGGGCTTGAGCATGCACCACAGGAAGGAGATCCGTTCTGAAGTTGACGGGCTCCCGCTTGCCATCTATAAATGGCGAAGCGCGAGGCAGTCTGTAGCTCCCCCGCGCTTCTAACCTGATCCCATGTCTTACCCTCATGAAACCGGCTTCCAAAGCAATAACGTCTCCCCGCAAGCGCATCAACTGGAAAGAATGTGCAGGATTAAAATTTGGTCGGCTGACCTGCACCGGTGAAACAATACGAATCCCCGGAAAACTAATGCTGAGAGCAAAGTGCCTCTGCTTGTGCGGCAAAGAGCTGATTACGGCAATCGGTAATCTGACAAGCGGCGACACCAAATCTTGCGGTTGCCAAAACCACGATAGCGTCGTTGCCCGAAACACCAAGCACGGTCACAACGTGCGCGGAAAAAGAACAAAACTTTACCGAGCATACGTCCACATGGTGGAACGCTGTCACAGCCCGACTCGTGGAGAGAAAAACTATCAAGGCAGAGGAATCACCGTTTGCGACCGTTGGAGGTCCGGGGAAAACGGTACACAAGGTTTCGTTCTATTTTGCCAAGATATGGGTGAGCCCCCGTCAAAGAAACACACTATTGAGCGCATCAACAACGACGGCAACTACGAACCGTCCAACTGCATCTGGGCTACACGTTTAGTCCAGAACAATAACAAACGCTCCAACCGGCGGATCAAGTTTAAAGGCGAGATAAAAACTCTTCAACAGTGGTCAAACTTTTTTGGCGTGAAATCCGCTACCGCATCCAATCGGTTGAAACTCGGGTGGTCTTTTGAGAAAGCTTTTAAACCAATAGCCAAGAAAGTTGCACAAAAATGAACTTTGTACCCGAGCCTCCTCAGAAACTGTTGATTAACAAAATTTTGTCGCAGGATATTGTGTTCGCCATCGTGGGGATGGGGATCGGCAAGACGGCTTCGGTCTTGTCTGCATTTTGCGAATTGCGTAGGCGAGGTGAGGTTGAGTCTATGTTGGTGGTCGCTCCTATGCGTGTCGCCAATTTGACATGGGGGATGGAGGTAGATGCGTGGGATCAATTCAAGCATTTAAAAGTTGCCAACCTGCGATCACCGTTAGGCCGAAGGGCTTTTGTTGCGGGAACGGCAGACATATACGTCGTTAACTATGAGAGCATACCTCTACTCATCAAGCTGGTCGAGAAGCGACGCGGAGAAATACCCCACCAAATGGTCGTGTATGATGAGTCAACTAAAGCGAAGAATCCTGCAAGTAAGAGGATAAATCTTCTTCGTCGCAATGTGCCAGCACCAAAAAAGAGGGTCAACCTATCGGGGACTCCAACGCCTAATAGCCTTCTCGACCTGTTCGGCCAAGTCCGTCTCCTCGACGACGGTGAACGCCTTGGCCGCAGCTTCGAGCACTTCAAGCACACCTACTTCAACGCGGTTGACTACCACCAGTATGACTGGCAGCCGGTGGAGGGGGCGCAGGAAAGGATCGACGCCCGCATCTCGGACATCACCATCACGCTACGCACGTCGGATTGGATCAAGGATCTGCCGGACTGCCATATCCGAGACGAGGAGATCAAGCTGCCGCCGGAAGTGATGGCCCAGTATGAGGACTTCAAGCGCGAGCTGATCCTGGAGCTGCGCAAGGAGGTGCAGATTACCGCCGCCAACGCCGCCACCCTGGTCATGAAACTACTCCAGTTCACGTCCGGCACGATCTACGACGCCGACCGGAAAGTGCATGAAGTGCATGATTACAAGATCAACGCCTTGGCCAAGATCGCCAAGGAGACCAAAGGCCCGTTGCTGGTTCTGTGCGCTTTCCAGCATGAACAGGCCCGCATCCGCAAACGGTTTCCACAGGCGCGGTTTTTCGCGGATGCCAAGACCCCGGCCATGCAGATGCAGCTCATCACCCAATGGAACCGCCGCGAGATCCCGATGCTGGTTGGCCATCCGTTGTCCATGGGGCACGGACTCAACTTGCAGAAGGGTTCACAGACCATGGTGTGGATGTCGCTCACTTACAGCAGAGAGTCATACGAACAAACGATTGCCCGACTGCACCGCCGAGGGCAGAAGGAAGTGGTCATCGTCCATCGGCTCATGGTACCCGGCACCGTGGATGACGTGGTGGCCGAGGTGCTGGAGGAAAAGAAAAACACCGAGCAGCGCCTGCTGACCGCCCTTATGCTCCTCGAAGGCACCGACCGCCCGCTCAAGGAGTTCGCCCCCGAGGACAGCTTTTGGGATTGACGGCAGACGCAAACTCGTTAAAATTCAACCACATGACACCGCCCACACCGCCTGAAGGATACACGCTTGTTCTTGCTGAAAATCAAATATCCAACATATCATATGCTGACGGATATCTGGAATGGGTGTCCGAAGCCGCTACATGGAATCCCGCACAATGGTGGATCGGGTGTAAATTCAAAGGGCTCAGAGGTTTCTTTGCCGTGCCCAACGACAAGATGAAGGGGCTGGTGCCGTATAAGGTGGAATCGGAGACTACGCAACTCGCCAAACCCCTCGACACCCAAGTCGGCGGCAGCCACTACAAAGACTTCGCCATCCAACCGGTGGACTTCATCACCCAGAACAACCTCGGATTCTGCGAAGGAAATGCCATCAAATATCTCTGCCGCCACGGCAGCAAGAACGGCGCAGAGGATCTGGACAAGGCGATCCACTACATCCAGATTCTGAAGTCTCTCAGGTACGGCAAATGACCCCCACACGTCAGCAGATGGAACGAACCCACGTCGCCCGTTATGGGCGGTGGTGGCCCAAACTGCGTGCCGCGCCTCCGGGGTCGGCTGGAATTGACCTGCTTCAGGAGGTAGCCATCGAGAAGTATATATGCGGCAACTATGACGAGATCGCCAAGATGCCCGGCTCCAAGCTGGAGTCGTGGAGCTATCACTTCCGCAAGTTCATCTCACTCATGCTCGACCGGCCTGAGTGCAACCGCAAGTTCGAGTGGAACCCGTACGCCGTGCGAATGCTTGAGGCTGCACGCGAAAACAACTTCCTCGCCGTGGCCGGTCACGCGAGCTGCTCCAAGTCGGAGTTCTTCGCCATCTACGCTATTGGGCGTTTCCTGATTGGTGCCCGGTTCCCCGACAAGCCGGAAGCTTCCCCGGACTTCGTGAAGATCTTCATCACCTCGACCTCGTTGGAAGAATCCCGTGGTCGTATCTGGGGTGTCGTCGAACTTTACTGGGGTGAGATCTGCCGCTTCTTCGGCGGAGAGCAGTACATGTCGGCCAAGCTGGTGTCCTCCATGGGGAAGATCGTTCGCATCAACCCAACCACCGGAAAGCCGAACGAACTATCAGGAATCGCCCTCGTGGCCGGTGGCAAGGGTCAGGACAAGGACGCCTCCACCAAGATCGGTTTCAAGAACCGCTGCGTGATATTCATCGCGGACGAGCTGCCGCTGCTTACCCACGCTCTCTACAACACTGCCATCACCAACCTGCAATCCAACGAGTACTTGCAGTTCATCGGCATCGGCAACCCCACCTCCCCGTTCGATCCGCTCGGCGTGTTCATGGAGCCGGAGAACGGCTGGAACAGTGTCGATGAGAACATGAACGGGTGGCGTACTCAGCGCGGCTACTGCATCCGTTTTGACGGGGAGAAGTCTCCTAACGTGCTTGCCGGTCGGGAGGTATGGCGTGGCGTGCTTTCGCTCAAGACCGTCAACGAGCTGCGCGAAGCCCTCGGCCCGAAGTCGCCGGAGTATTACCGCATGGTCCGTGGCTTCCTGTCCCCGGACGGCGACACCAACGCCATCTATACGGACGTGGAAATCGTCAACAGCGGCAGCCAGCACAAGGTATCGACGTGGCTGACGCCGCCCGTGACCATAGCGTTCCTTGACCCCGCGTTCAGCCAGGGCGGGGACGAAGCGCCAGCCTGTTTCTGCCGGGTCGGGGAATACTACTCCGCCATCCACCAGCGTCAGGTGAAAGGCATTGAGCGGGTGGAGACGATCAACCTGATGGCACTCGTCGATGCCAGCAACAAGGACGTGGACCGCAACCAGCAGCTCGTTAACCTGTTCCACGACGAGTGCCTCAAACGCGGGGTGATCGTTGAGGACCGGGGCGTCGATGCCACGGGTGCCGGTGATCCGTTCTCAACCATCATGGCGACCACCATGGGGCGAGGTTTCCAGATGATCAGCTTTGCTGGCGCGTCCTCCGACAAGCTGGTGGGGTCAACCAATCTGCGATCCGGCAAAGAGCGGTTCGCCAACCGTGTGACCGAGCTCTGGTACGTCGGCAAAGACCTGATGAAAGCCGGGCAGATTCGCGGCCTCGACCCGGATACCTGCATTCAGATGTGCGCCCGCATGTACAAGATGGACAAGGTCAACAAGGACCGTGTCGAAGTCGAGTCCAAGCGGGTGATGAAAACCCGCACCAACGGGAAAAGCCCCGACCGCGCTGACGCCTTCTTCGGCTGCATCGAGATTGCCCGCAGGCGTCATGGTCTTACCTCCATGGCCCGAGCCGCCAAGCGCACGGTGATCCCCGGACCCGCCGTGGACGAGCGATACGCCGCCCTCGAAGCCGCGCTCTCCACCCGACAGGGGAAAGGCCGCTACTCCGATCTGGCAGGCCCAACCATGTCCAGCGCGTCGGGTTGGATGGATGCGAATTTACATTGACTTTCAGCCTATACTGTGGGAGACACCTGAACACGCATGGATTCTACCGAACAAGAAAGCTTGAAAATAGTCGGTGAGCACATCAGCTCCCTCATGGAGCATTTCGAGTCTGTTCAAGTTTTGTGTTCTAGGCACAATCCCAGCATCGGAACAGAAAATGTTTACCTAGGGGCAGGCAATTGGTTTGCTCGTCAGGGTATGGCTCACGATTTCATCAATCAGGACAAATCCAGAACTGAAGCTTCCGAGATAGCAAAAGCCATGCCGAACAAAAACGATGAAAACTAAACGCTCATGAACGAAATGTCCAAATCCCACGCCGCCCGGAAACGCGCAGGCGATTACGAATGGCTCAAGGGCGATGTGCTGGACATCGGCTGCGGCCCTGACCCCATCAAGCTGCCGCCGCCTTCCACCGTTCGCGGCTGGGACTTGGCCGACGGGGATGCCACCTACCTCGCCACGCTTGAGGACAAGTCCTTCGACACCGTGGTCAGCGCCCACTGTCTGGAGCATCTAGTCAGCCCGGAAGCCGCCGTCCAGAACTGGGCGCGGGTGCTGCGCGACGGCGGGTTCTGCTACATCCTGGTGCCGCTCTACTCGGCCTATGAGAAGTTCAACGACTTCACGTACGGCACGCCAACACCGAGCCGCTACAACGCCGACCACAAGACTTCGTGGGATCTGATCAACCTTGAACGCCGTCCGCAGAACCATCCGCACTACGGATACAAGGAGATCGTGCGCCTCGGCAAGCAGGCAGGGCTGACACTGGTGGACCTGCGCATTGAGACTGACGGGTTCCAGTGGGAGCGGCTCAACGACATCCGGTTCGACCAAACCATGCATGGCGCTCTGGCCCAGTTGTGCATCATCTATCAGAAGCTATGAGGTCACTGTGGATACGTTTTCTGGCTTTCATGCGGTGGAGCAACAGCGCCGTATGCGAGATGTCGTGCAAAGGAGACGACAAAGACTACCACGACTACCCAGATGCAGAAGACGGATCACCTCCTATGAGCTGGTACAAATATAGGTGCAAACGCTGCGGAAAAGAGTTCAACATATGAGCACACACAAAGGATGGATCGGTTTTGATTTGGACGGGACTTTGGCCCATTACGACGAGTGGCGAGGAATCAGCCACATCGGCAGCCCTATCCCAGCTATGGTGGCGGTTTTGCAAAACCATCTGGACGACGGGGATAAGTGCAAAATATTCACCGCTCGGTGTTTCCGTATGCTGTATCCTCAAGGCACCGAAGAACGCATGGAGGGCGAACGCGTGGTCGATTACATTCAAGATTGGCTGGAATCCCACGGTCTCCCTCGTTTGGAGGTTACGTGCGTAAAAGATTTTGGCATGATCCGTTTGTACGACGACAGAGTAGTACAAGTCGAACAGAACACCGGTCGCCTCATCGCAGACTAAACTCCTATGACCCTCCCCGTCGTCATCTACGAAGCCCCGCACGAGCGCATCGCTGTCGAGCGCATGGTCCGTTTCTGCCGGGCCTTGGATGGCACGGAGGTTCAGGTGTTCAAAGCGCCTGAACCCGAACACATGAACTACCCGGAGGTAGCCAATTGGTCGTTCCGCTACGTCACCGAAAAGATGAAAGGTCAGCCCTTCATCTGGCTGGAAGCCGACTCCATTCCGCTCAAGGCAGGCTGGGCCAAGGCGCTCTCCGAAGAGTACGAGCGAGTGGGCAAAGAGTACCTCTACCCGGCGCAGATGAACCCGCCGTTCGATTGCTACACCGGCATCGGCGTGCAAAGCCCGAACGCCTACGAGCACGCCCCTGTGGGGTTCAAAGACGGTGGCTTTGACGAATGGATCGTCCGTCACTATCCCGATCTCATTGGCCGCACAGACCTGATCCGTCACAGCTACGGCAGCTACGACGCCAACGGAGATGCCACCACCCACGAGTTTCCCCGCGACATGGCAATCATCGGCGACAAGGCAGTGATATTCCACAAGGACCAGAAGCAAACCCTGATGCCGCTGATCCTGCCCGGCAAAGGTTTTGAGGATGAGGTTCTCAACGTTTCCTCCAACGGCGACCTCGGCGACATCGTGGTGCTGCTGGCCACGCTCAAGTCCACCGGCAAGAAGTGTGACCTGTACCTGCGCAATACTTTCGGGTCAGCGGGCATCCTCCACCGGGTGCATCTGATCAAACCCTTGGTCGAGGCTCAGCCCTACATCAACGCCGTGAAGGTGTGGCGTCGGGAGCCATTGCACTGGGAGTCGGAGAAGTTCAGAACCTACGGCTTCGTCAACAATCGTCTGAACCTGGCGCAAAACCACGCGCAAGCTGCCATCAAGGACGGGTTCATCAAGATGCTGCCGGATGTCGCCAACCCGTGGCTCACCGCCAAGCCGGACACCCGCTACAAGGGTCGGGTCATCATCAACCGCAGTTTCCGCTACAACAACGAGTCCTTCCCGTGGGGCGAGATCGTGCGCCACCTCGGCACCCAGCTCCTGTTCATCGGGCTTCCCGAGGAGCACGCCAAGTTCGAGACTGCGTTTGGCCGGGTGGAATATTACTGGCCCAAGGATCTGCTGGAAGTCGCTCAGATCATCGCCGGGTCTGACCTGTTCATCGGCAATCAAAGCTCCTGCATGACCATTGCGGAGGGACTGAAACATCCGCGAATCCAGGAGGTATGCCTGTGGCAGCCTGACTGCATCTATCCCGGCAAGACGGGAGCGCAGTATGTGGCCGACGGCGTGCTCACGCTCCCCGATGGCACCGTGCTCAAAGGCAGGCACAAAACCGTGGAGAAGAGGACCAACACCGTGCCGCCTCGGGGCTGGCAGTATCCGGGTTGCACGACACAGAGCGTGTTCGAGCTGCTCGTCAAGGAAGTGGCTGTCAAGGAGAAGCTGTCTTACGAGGACGCCGAGAATCGCGTGTATGAGGCCAACGAAGCCCGGTGCCCGCAATTCTTCACTGACCCTTCGCTGAAAGCACAGATGCTCAAGTTTGAACAGGCCACGGAGAACAACCGATGAACAAAGACGATTGGAACAAACGCATGATTGAGGCAGCCAAGCAGATGCGGTTCGGCATCGAAAAGCTGGCTGACGCAGACCCGTCGAAAACGCATCACGGAGTCTCCTGCGTTCCTTTCATATACTGTTTCGAGGATCGAGGAGGCATGCAAGAAAACGACCTGCCTTTTATAAAGGAAACTCTGGCCGGTCTTGAAAACCGAGAGATTGACGGGAGAAAAATTCAGGCTCTTGATGTGATCTGGAAAAACGAACCGCCCAAGCACGGTGAAGAACTGTACACCTGTGGGAAATTTTACACCATTGCCTACTCTTTCGACACAGAACCAACATGAAAATCGCCATCCCCGTATCCGTTCACGACAAGCACCTGCTCAACGAACACGCCGAATGCCTGCTCAAGATGGGCGGCCTTGACGAGCATCAGGCCATCTACTTCCCCACTCTGGGTGCCAAAGACGACACCTACGAAACAGCGGCCAAGTTCCCTAACGCCACGGTGCACCCGTTCGACATGAACTTCCCCAACGGCGCGCCTGCGGCATGCAGCAACCACTTCGCCTCGGTGATCTATGCCCTTGCCACCATGGGAAACACCGATCCGTTCCTCTGGATGGAGCTGGACATGCTGCCCACGGCACCTCGCTGGGCCGATCAGCTCATGCGCGAGTACCGGCAGAAGGGCCGTGCCTTCCTCGGCAACGTGGTGCAGACGCCTTTCGCCGAAAACGGCAATCTGGTGTACAAGGTGGGCGACTTCATGATGATGGGTTGCGGTATATACCCTCCCGGCATGGACCGCGATGAACGCATCAAGCCTCTGATTCAGGATCTGGCCAAGACCGGCCCCCGTAACCCGAACGTCCCGTTCGACATCTATCTCCGCTGGGCGATCAAGAATATCGGCGTTGCCGACACCGAACTGATCGCTGACATGTGGAGCACGCAGGATTACCGGATGACGCCTGACGGCATCGTCTGCGATTCGACCGACCATGGGGACCGGGTGGTGCGCAAACGCGGGGGCTTGGTCAGTCCGAACGCGCTGCTCGTCCACGGGTGCAAAGACGGTTCCCTTGCCAAGCTGATTCTCAAAGGTGACAAAGCTCCCAAGGTTCAGGAGTATGCACCGAAGCCCGAGGCCGCGCCATCCTATAATGAGCCGGATGAGCGTACCCCGGTCGCCAAGCCGACGGTCCCCCCGAAGCCCGAGGAAAAGCCTGCCGCCGAAGGCACGTCCGAGATCACCCGCGACGCCATCGAGAAGGCCATGAAGGGCGAGAAGGTGCGCCTGCTGGAGTTGTCCAAGCGTATGAACGTCAAACCTGAGATCCTTGCTGGCACGTTCCCCCGCACCGGCTATTCCGTCCAGAGCGGCGGCTGGGTGATGAGCACCATCCCGATTACCAAGGATTAATTTTATGAACATTGAGAAATGGGTGGAAAAGTATGCCAAAGAGCACCTCATTGGCAATCGCCGCACTGGAAAGTGCAGGGGGTGCGTTTTCGCCCGCCCTGCGGAAGAGTCCTATTTTCAAACTGGACGATGGTGCTCGGTCGGTTTGAAAAATACTCACGATAAATGCAGGGCTTGGTTTCATTCGGAAGTACGCCAAAGCACCATCCCGATTACCAAGGATTGACGTACCAGGGAGTTGCTGGTAGTCTTTTCAGATTATGGAATACATCGCCCGCTATTTCCTGAGCATGAAGCTGCTGGCCCACCGCGCACACCATGACGTGGTCGGGCCAAACTTCTTTTCCGATCACAAGGAGTTCGGCAAACTCTACGAAGCCTACGACAGCGCCTACGACTCCACCGTCGAACGCATCAAAGGTCTCGGCAGCAACCCGGATCTGGCCGCCCTCGCGGTGGACGCCGCCCGAGAAGCCGCCAAATACTGTCCCAAAACGGTTGAACCGCGCCCTCTGTGGAAGTGCATCCTGAACTGCGAGAAAGAGCTTCGCAAGCTCTGTGAAAGCAGCATGAGCAAAGCCACCGAAGGCACCAAGAATCTTCTGGCCCAGTTCTGCGACGATTCCGAACAACGCTGCTTCTTGATTCAGGGCAGGCTCGGAGTCTGATCTTCGCGCATCCAGCACTTCTCCCAGTAGTCTGGCTGTTTGTTCAACTTCTGATCAACGCTCTTGAGAACGTCAAGAGGGTAGTAGGTTTTCGCATCCAGATTGCATCCGCATGCAGAACAGCCACGCTTGTGTAACTCAGGGGCACGGTGAAGTCGGCGTCCGCCCAGAAGCTCCGTCAGTTTGGCGCTCACCCAGCCACAGGGGAACGTGCAGGCCACGTCCTGAATCTTGGGGCAGGTCAGGCAGATGTCGGCCCGACGGGCATGCTCGGCATCGCTTACCAGCTCCCGGCCATACTGCTCCGCCAGGGTGGTGAGAAACCGCTTCACGTCATCGCCGGTCATGTGGATCTGCTGGCCCGAGGCGTCCACACACGGGACGTAGGGGTTCTGCTGGCAGATTTCATCGAGCACCACCTGATCCCAGCCAGCCTCCATCGGGATGCCGTTGGCCAGCCGCTGCGCCCTCACGCTTTGAAGCAGGACCATGAGATTGTTGGTGTCGGATGGCACCCCCGTCAGCGGGTCGGTGTATCTCCACATACCCCCTCTGGGGACAAGGCTTTCGTTGGCTGGGCGTTTCATTTCCGTGACTGTTTGTTGATCGCAGACTGCACCTTGGCGGCTTCCCTATCAACGATCATTCTGGAAATGTCCTTCAGCAGCTTGTGAGCCGAACTGATGGGCATGGTGGTGAGCTTGTCTCCGTGCTTCTCCAGCATCTCACGACGGGCTTGGGCGACACCTTTCTCGAAGTCGTACACTACCCCGCGCCCAAGCGACTCCATCGGCACCGCCTTGCCGTCTTTGACGATCTTGCGGTCGGTGCTGGGGCTGGAGAAGTCCAAGCCACGGGAGAGAAGTTTGCCGTAGATCTCCATGGGTTTGCTCAGTTCCTGATTCAAGACCAACCGGCTGTAGGGCTCGCGGTGCAGCTTGATGTCTTCCCCGAGGCGGTTGAATTGCGGACGACCATCGTTGACGTAACGACGGGCAACCGGGACTTCCCGAACCATGCTCTCCCACATGCCTTCGGGGGAATAGCTTCTCGGATCGTTCCATTTGTCCAAGTCTTTGATGAAGGTCGGTGTGACGCCAGACACGACGTTGACGGCCATCTTCTCAGGCAGGTTGAGCTTCTTGTCACTGATGTTGGGGTCAGTTTTGCCAAAAAGCTCCGCGAGGCGCTGCAAAGCGGCGGAGTTCTGAGCCTGGAAAAGTCCGACCTGAGCAGCATGCAGGATGTGCCCGAATGTGCCACGCTCTTTCCATTTCTCCGGCTTGTAACGCCGTTCGTCATGAGTCGCTCCCACGGCAGCCATCAAACCGGCAAGGGGCCATTGAGTGTAAAAGATGGTCTTCATCTTGCCGTTCTCCCGTATCCAGAAACTTCTCGGCCTGAATCCGGCGGACATACGGGACTCTTTATCCGCGTCAGAAAGATCGGCCCAATCGCCTTCGATGTGCCAGACCCCATCTTTTTCATCATCATCGTCGCCGAGCCATGCCTGCACAGTAGCAAACAGCATCGCCCCGATCAAGTTCTTCCCGATCAGGAGCTGGCTTCTCATCGGGGTCTTGGTGTCTTCAAGAATAGGGTAGATCCACTTATCCAGCACCCATGAGCCGGGCATGTATCGGATGTACTCGTTGCCCATGTTGAAACCGAATCGCATAAACCGTGTTCCAGTGGCGGCGTGGATAACCCCGGCACCGACGGCGTTGATAGCCCGAGCGAGCGCAAAACTGTTCTCGTCCTCAGCCCGCTTCTCAAACCACCTCTGGCCGGTGCTGGTCATGCTCTTTGCCATCTGGTAAAGCATGCCGAACAACCCGGTCGGATCATTCTGGAAAGCTGAGATGTTTCCAATTTCTGAGGCTTCAGAACGGTCTTCTTCCTGAACGTTTTCGTTGAGGATCTCGCGGGTTCTGGCACTGACCAATGCTCTCTCTTTGGCGTTGGCAGGCTCTGCTCCACCCGTCACTTGGGCAAGAGCCAGAGCGCGAGCGCCCTCGTGTTCTTTTTGGGTGTAGCCAGATTTGCCGTTGTAGAGTTCGGGGTTCATCGCCCGAGCTACTGCCATCGCCCCCTGCGTAGTCGCCGTATTGTTGACATGGTCGGCAGCCATCATGCTTCTACCAACAGCAATCATGAGCAGACCGGGAACTTTTTGAGCAATGTTGCCTTCTTTCCACCAACGTTCTCCGAGCGCATTGAGCACCGAGCCTTTTTCACCCGAAAGACTTTTGGCAATATCTTCGGCGTACTTTTTAGTGATGGAGGAATCTCCAGTTCTCAAAAGATAAGCGACTTCATTTTTCATGACTCCGCCGAGAGCGTTCCACCACTGGAAATGAGCTTGAAGGGCTGCACCACCTTTGCCCGTAGCCAGCAGACCGGCAGCCTGAGTCAAGTTTGCCCCTGCCCCGACTATTAGGGTAGCCCACGTTTCAAACTGTGTGCGCAAACCGGAGAGGACCGAAGCCACCCAGTAGGAACTCATGATCTCCGAGAAAGTGGCTTTTGTGGTGTGCTGAAGCCCATCGACCACCTCTTTCAGTTTGTTGTTACGGAGAACCCCTTCAGGCAAGTTCCACGCTTCCACCGCCAGCTTCTTCAGGTAGTCGGCCTGAGCGTTGGTCATCTGCTTCAGACCGAACCGCTTGGACACGGCCTCACGGAACGTGGAGGAGTTAAACACGCCCAGGTTCATCAGACGAAGCAGCTCGGGAGCGGCGGAGACCACGTTGGCCTCGGCCTTGGCTGTCTTGGCTTTGATGACACCTGCCCTGAGCAGTTCGTCTTGGAACGCCTTGAGGCGCTCCTTCTGCCACAGCTTGTCGATGTTCTTGACGAGCTGGTCCGCCTCATCGGCGGTAAGGTTCTGAAGGGCTTCGTGCTTGGCGACACGCTCATTGATCTCGGCAAGACGGTCCTTCTGCTTCTGAGGCAGATCGCTCAGAACGTCCGACCAGTCTTGGCCGGGGGCGATCTTGGCGCGGATGGAGTTGACCAGCTTCTGGAGTGCGCGGGAATCTTCGCCCAGCAGGGATTCCTTCTTCTCCGCCAGTTTCTCGGCGGCGTCCTCGTCCATTTGCTTCTGCCAGGTGTCGAGAGTCTCGTTCACGGCCTTGACGGCGGCGGCACGGGCGGCAGGCCACTCGCGCTGAGTGTTCTCGTCCGCCTGCTGCATGGCCTCGTCGAATACGCGCATCACGGCATCGACGGCGCGCTGGCGGTTGAGCAGGGCGTCCTTCACGCTGAGAGTGCGCTTGCCCGACTTGTCCAGCCCGGTCGTCACGTCGGCGGTGTAACCGGCCTGCTCGAAAGCACGGCTGATGGCTTCTCGGGAAGCCGCAGGATTGAACGCCATGGAGGGAGTTGCAGGCATCAGCTTGTTGCGCTGTGCCTCAAGCTGCGGCATCAGGGATTTGACGGCTTCACGTTCTGAACGGATCAAATCACGCTCGGACTCGATCTGCTGCTCCAAATTGGCGATCTCGGTGGCAGCCGCCTTGCGCTGCTCATCGCTGCCGGCTTCCAGATGGCGGAGGCGTTCGGTCAGGTCAGTCACGCGCTTCTGGGCAGGAGCGACATTTTTGTCCATCTCAATGTCCACGAGCATGTCGAGAACCTTCTGACGGCCCTCGGCCCATGCCTCCTCGAACAGCGGACCCTCGGCCACCTGATTGACGAACGCGCTGGTGAGCAGGTCTTGCGTGGTCTGCTTGGGTGCCGGGATGCGCTCGCCTTGAACATTCTTGGCCAGGGTGCTCTTGAGGCTGCTGACCAGATTGGCCAGTGCGGTGCGACGCTCGGGGGTGACCACGTTGCCACGGGCCTTGAGCATCAGGGCTTTGCCAACCTCGTCAACGATCTGATCGCGCTGACCCTTGCCACGGAGCATGCGGGCAATGGCACCCTTGGCTGTGCCGATGGTCTGCATGCCCCCCATGATGCGGGTGACGATCTTCTGAAGCCGGTTTTCCAGTTCCTCGTCAGCACGTTCGCGTGCAGCCTCAATACGGGGAACGGCTTCTTCCGAGCCGCCGACGATCTGGTCTTTGAGAACCTTCTCCCCACGGTCAGCCAGAACTTGTTGTGCAGCCAAGATGGGGGCGATGGGTTGAAGAGTTGTCCCGTTTTGCACGCCGCGCTGGCGCATGCTGCGGGCCGGATCTTGCCCCTCTTTAATCCAGAGCTTGCCGAGGTCTTGAGCAGTAGCACGGGCGACCGTCTGCTCGTCTTCATCAGCAGACGTGCTGACGATCTCAGTAAACCCCTTGATGAGATTACCCAAGGCAATCGTCCGCATGTTGCCGTCCATCCAGCCGGGGGTGCGGTTAGAGAGCAGCAGGCTGGCGGCGCGAGCAGGCGTTACCGAGTTGATCCAGTCAGATACTTTCCGGTTTGCCTCTTCATCACCTTGCACTCGGTACATGCGATCTTCAGGCTTGGTGGGGGCAAAGCGAGAACGAGTCTCACGAAACAGGTCTTCCGATGGCACTGGTTCGGCGGGCGACATGGCCACCTGTTGAGGCATCAGCATCTCCGCGTTGGCCGCGCCAACCACGAACGGCTTGGCAGCCTCAACGGCGGCAGCCGTCTCAAGAGGGCTGACGTAGATCTTGCCGCTGTCGTTCTGCTCGTTGATGTGAGCCATGAACTCCTCGGGAGTCAGGTCGGGATCAGCCTCCTTGGCTTGTCCATACACGTCCTTGATCGATACCCATCCCGTGCCGCTGCCCGACTGGGCGCGTTGGTAGGCGGTGCGGAGGTCAACCTGTCGAGGCTGCTCCTTTGGCATCTCGAACAGCCTGCGCTCCCCGGTAGCAGGGCGTCCCGGCTGCGGGTTGAACATCTTCTGGAGGCCGGTAGGCGCGGCCCCGGTTTGCTCGCCTCGCAGCTTGGCGGCTGTCTCGGCCAGCTCGTCAGACGGGGTGCGGTAGCCGCGCTCGGCGGGTGCGGCCATGTCCACCGGCTCGGAGGTTGAAGGACGGGAAGGTGTCTCGAACAGAGCCAGGGCGGCAGTCATGGCTTGTTCCATCGAACTTCCTTTGGGGACACGCTGGCCTGTGACCAGTTCGGAGATCAGGCGGAAGATTTCGCTGAGAACCGAGCGGAATTTGCCCGCACTCGTGCGAGGGGCGAAGTCAGCCGGGATAGACGCGAGGAAATCTTGAAAGTCTGGGCGGGTGAACAGCGCCGTCACGAACTCACGGTCAGAGCCAAGCTCGTAATCGTACTTACTGAGTTTCTCCTGAGATGCTGCAAAGGCGGCAATACGTTTGCGCAGCTTGTTGATGGCGTCCGCAGCTTCTTTCTCCACCTCGGTCTGCGGGTTCTCCAGCTTCTCCAAAGTCTCGTGATGTATGGCTTCGTGAAGCAGCACGCCAAGGGCGTCCACCTGACCCCGGCCAACCTGACGGAGGTTGAGGTCAATACGGGGGTCGTTGCCGTCAGCGTTGGAGTAAAGACCGGCAAACTCACGCCGACCGTCCGCCCAGATGCCCAGCTTCATGTTCGAGAGGCTCGGCTTGCTGGCGAGAACCTTAGCGATCTGGCGGTAGATTTGAGACAGCGATTTGTCCTTCGCCATTGAGCCGAACACCTTTTGGAGATCAAAGTTGCCGTATATCCCCGGTTTGATTGGGATGCCGTGCTTCATCGCCTTGCGGCTGTTCTGCTCCTGATTGTACTCGTACCACGGGGCTGTGGCAAGCGCGGCAATGGGGCGCTTGAGTTGGGCAGACGGGACTACGGCGGTCTGATCTGTTTTGCCGTTCCACGAGTAGCGCACGACGGCGTTGCCGTCGGGGCGCACGCTCTCGATGGTGCCGATAACGGGCTGGCCGTTGATGACAAACGAAGTGTCTTCGTTGATCTGCGGTGCCCAAACGATGCTGGACGGCCGACCTACTTCTTGTTCTCCCTCTGTACGGCGTAGGCTATCGCCAGCGCCTGCTTCTTCGGTTTGTTCGCCTGGAGTTCCTTGCGCAGGTTCTGTGCGAACGCCTTCTTGCTGCTCGATTGGGTTAGGGGCATTGGGTGCGGTGGGTTGATTTTCTAGGCTTGACTCCGTTTCCAGTTCTGGCAATTTAGTCTCGGTAACGGCAGGGATCGACCCCTCTGCCGGTTCAGTCTGAACACTCTGGCTACCCCCGTCAACGTTAGCCGCGTTGACGGGGGTTTCTGTTCCAGTGGTAACGGGGGAAAGATTTCTCAAGGCGTCCACCGTGCCGGGAGCCAACGAGGCGGACGCGGCGATGTTCTCGTCCATCTCGGTCGTATCGACGCCTTCGATGGGAGGTACCACCTCGGGCAGGCGAATCCGATTGGCGCGGGCGAGGGCTTTCAGCGTATCGGGTTCGTCAGCATACTCGGCCACCTGATCGGGGGTGAGACCGGCTCCGGGCATCACATGGGCAATGACACGCCCTTGCACCGTCACAGGTTCTCCCGGACCATTATACTCGGTCGCCCCCTCCAGTGCAGCACGGCGGGCGAAGTCGGTGTCCGGTGCAACAGTCGCAGTCGTTTCACCCGGCTTCGTGGTTGTCTCACGGAACCGGCCAATGCCTTCTCCGGCGGCACCCAGCAGACCCACTTGAAGGGCCAGCTCGGGGGCGGTCTTGGCGAAGTCATCGACGATCTGAGAGACAGGCTTGGACGGGTCGATGGTGCGCTGCTCGACCACCTGAGTCGCCATCTCGTCGAGAAGTTCTTCGGGTATTTCGGAAACTGCCCCCTTGGGCATCGACTTGAGCGCGGCCACCAGACGGTTCTTGACCAGCTCCTTTCCACCGGCTCCGGTGCGCAGGGCGGACTCCACACCCGTCTTGCCGAACGCGGCGGTGATGCCTGCGGTAATCGCGCCAGAGAGGGCAGCAGCGTTGCGGGATGCACGCATGGCGTCATCTTCGGAAAACCCCTGCTTGCGCAGCTCGGCGTAGGTTTCAGGAAACTGGGCACCTGCCGTCTGCAAACCGGCGATTCCGGCGGCAACAGGCATGCTGGCACCCCCGGTGAGGGCGGCACCCGTGACTTGCGCGGCCATCGGGATGGCTTGGCGGGTGACTCCAGCAGCCGTGCGACCTGCGAGTGAGGCACGTTCGCCTTCCAGCTTGGCCTGCTCTTCCAGCGTGTTTGCGCCTTCGGAGACTTCCGCCGCTTTTTGAGCGAGCTTGGGGCTGCCGGTGGCCATGGCAGCGACGCCGAGGCCCTGGGTGGCGATGTCCGTACCGCCCTGAAGCGCGCCTATGCCGATGGCGCTGGCGAGCTTGGAAAATTCTCCGCGCTTCTCCATGGTACGCATGTACTCAAGCGCCTTGTCCTCGGGGCTGAGCTTGCGCACTTCCTCGGGCTGGGCGGCTTCCCATGAGGCGAAGCTGGTGGTGCCGGGGATCGGAGATTCACCTGCGGTGCGGAAAGTGTTCAGCGCGTTCTTGGCGTACTGACTGCGCTTGGCGGTGAAGTCAGCCAGAGCGCGGGCTTTGGCATCCGGGCTGGCATCAGACTGAGCCACCGCTTGACGGTACTTGTCCTTGTCCAGCAGGAGAGCGGGGCTGGTGTAGAGGTCGCTTCCCAGAACGGCGGTAGGGCGTTTGCCCTCCATGGCTTCCTTCGCCTCGGCGGCCTGCTTGAGCTGCTCGGGGGTAAGCTGGTTCTCGGCTGCGGCAAGTTCCTGCTTCCGCAGGGCGATGTTCTGGTCGAGCGTCTTTGCCCCTTCACCGACATAGGTGTCCATCGCCATCGCGGCGTTGCGGGCAGACTCCGCATCCTTCAGAGCGAACCTGTTCTTCTCGACGGCATCGTAGTCGGCAAGCGCCTTGTTCTGGGCGTCGGCTCGTTCCTTCAGACTCTGAGCATAACTTTGTTGAGCCTGAGTCGCATCAAACAGGCCGCCCGTCTTGAACGAGTTCCTGCGGGCCTGCTCGGTCGCCAAGAAGTTATGCACTCCTGCCGAGTCGATCTTCTCGGGATCTTCGTCGGTCAAGGTTTTCAGAACGCCCTGCTGCCATTCGTTGTGGACCGTCTCTTTGTCCTCGGGAGTGAGCAGACCAAATTCTGGCTGTTTTTCTACTTCGTCCCAGGTGTTCATGGTTTGATGAGTCCGAGTTTTTTGAGCAGGGCTTTGCGAGCTTCGGCGCTGGTTTCAGGATTGACGTTGTTGGAAGGGGTAGCGGGTGCGCTTGAACGGGCGAAGTCTGCGTTCGGCATCTGCGCCGTCGGAGTGGTCACCGGAGAAGCGGCAGGAGCCCCCAAGGGAAGACCGAAAGCATCCGTGCCTGGACGCGGGCGGAGTGCTGGTGCCGGAGGAGACACAGGTGCAGCCGGGGCGAACATGCTGGAGGGGAGTCTGCCAGGCTCTCCACCAACTCTTTCTGTGGGGGAAGCAGAAGTTCCAGCGCCAAACTTGCTTTTGTATTTCTCGGCGAGCATGGCTTCAATCTTGTCCAGTTCTGCCTGAGTTTCAGGACGAACGGTGCCGAAGTTAGGGTTGCTCATATCCCGCATGTCACGAGACGCCTGGCTTTTGAGAACTCCGTGGTATTTTTCCAATGCGCGAGCTTCGGGATCAGCATGGAAGATGCTGTCCTGTTTTTTCTGGTTGATGTGGTAATTGACGTGCGCGGGATCGTGCCTTTCAGCCAAAATGGCTTCGGCCTCTTCAGGGCTGTACCCGGCTTTCCCCAGTTCACCCGCAGCTTTGCGCTTGGCCACGAACGTGTCAGCCAACTCTTTGGCGGCAAACGTGCCTTGCCCCTGATCAACAGCATCAAGGAACACTTTGCGTGCCTCGGGGTCGGAGATCTTCATGGCCACGCTGTTGCGCAACGTGTTGTCAGCGTAGCTGGGCATCGCCTTCTGGTACTTGGCGATCTGGTTGTAACGCTTCGATCCCGCGATGGCCGGGTTCTCCTCCAAGAACTTTTGACGAGCCGTGGGCTCCGTCTGCCCCATGTACTCGTCTGCGGCTTGCTCCGCCTGTTGAGCGCGCATACGTTCTCGCTTGGCCTCGGCAGCCTGCTCCGCTTGATCCATCAGGTACTGATCTTCAGCGGCAGCTTCGCGAGATGCAGCCGACCATCCGCCTTGGCTCATGTCGGGCCTGCCAAACAGCTCATAGACAGGGCGGCGGGCAATGCCGAGTTGGGAAAGAGGATCAGCCATAGGTCAGGTCGCGTTCATTGTTCCGCCCCAATACCATGTGGGATTGGTAATATCAAGGGTGGCTCGGCCACCGCCGCGATACGCCTTGGCTTCGTCGTTGAGGAAGTTGAGACCACGGGTGAACGACGCATCGGCGGCGTCAGGGTCGGTGGCGTCCTCGAACAGACGGGACTGGATACCGGCGCGAAGGGCGGACAGGTTGCCGGGGCTGACCCAGTCCGTCTCCGCCACGATGGGGATGAACCGGCGTTGGCAGATCATGCGGATCTCTTTCTCGGTGGTTCCCGTCTGGTAGCGGCGGTAGGATGGGCGAGTCTCGTTCGGCTGGTAGGTGGCAAGCAGCGTCTCATCAACGCCATCCCAGCCTTTGAGGTAAACGCGGGCCTTGGTGTGAGGCTTGATGAACCCGGTGATCTTGGTGAACTGGTTGGTGGTCTCGACCATCGGGGCGGCCAGCGTAAGCTCTTCGCCCTCGTTGCCGCTCGAATCATAGACCGTGACGCCGTTGAGTTCGCCGTAGATGCGGATTTTCAAATCGTCGTCCGCCGCAGAGGAGTAAACCCGGATCGTGCTGGGGTTGGTGATGTCAGCCTGGGTACAGAAACCGTCGCCCATGTCGATCAGGATGCCGGGCCAATGCAGCGCCTCGTCCACCTTGCCCGGACCTTCCTCGACATACTGATGGTACTCGGTGAAGATCGGGTAGGGATAGCGGTCGTACGTCATCGCCAGAGCGGCGGCGTAGGTCCATGGCAGCGTGACGAAGCCGCTGGACGCCTCGAACTTGACCGTGACGACGTTTCCTTTCCACTTCCCACTGTTGGTGTAGCGTTCGCACACCTCGTTCAGCATCTCAAGGAACAGGGGGTTGTTCGGGTTGGTGGGGTCCACCATGGGGGACAGCACCGTGCGAACGTCGGAAAGGATGAGCCGTGTGTCCATAATTATTCTTCGTCGCCTCCACCTTCACTGGATTCTTCTTCGGGAGCTTCCTCTTCGGGCTCGGGCGTTTCTTTCGACGCCTGCTCTTCGTTTCGGTTGCGCAAATACTCGCTCATGGCAACCGTCTTGCCGGTGGCCGGATCGACCATGGTGCCGCCTGCCGCCTGACCGGGTTGACGGGTTACGTTGGTTCCAGTGCCATACTGGCTGGAGATCGTGCGGCGGAAATCGGCTGCCTGCATCGGACGAGTCTGCGGGGCAAACGGCACCGTGCTGGCGGGAGTGTCCAGTCCGCGAGCGCCGGAGGTGGTGACAGAGCGACTGGTCTGCGCGTCACTCGCCATCTGGCGGAAGTTGGCAGGCGTATCTTCAGGGCTAACCCTTGTCGGCGGAGCGTACGGACCACTTGGTGGCGGAGGGGCGTTGTCGGGGGCACCGCTGGCGGGAGTGCGGGAGAAATCAGCGTTGCTGGCCTGAGACCCGGGGCGTGGGTTGCTCGGTCCATATGGGAGACCGAAAGGATCGGTGTCTGCGCGAACAGGAGCAGCCCCAGAAGAGGGTGCGGGCGTCATGCTTCCGCCTGTAGGACGGGATGGCATGAGACCTTCTGGCTCAAGTTGTCCGTTTTTGTTGATTCTCTCGCCATGCCTTTTGGCGTCTGCGGCCAACCCCTCTGGCGTGTAGTCCGAGAAAGCGGGACTGGGGTAGCCCATAGGCATGTTTTTGCCTTGAGGAGAGTTGCGAGCGTAAAACTCTGAAAGTCCGGTGAATCCTTTGCCCGGCCCTTGGAGACGCGGATTGTACCCACTGCTATGCTTGGCATTATCGTTACGCGTGTTGGAGCCGTAACGGGCGGCTCGGTAGTCTTGCATTGCTTGCTCTCGCATAGCTTGACGTTGATTGTAGGATGCCATAGTCGTGTGAGGTTATCGAAATTTGGGGCCAACAAACCACGTCACCAGAGAATAGCGAGTGCCAAGTTTGACCGGGGTGACTCGGTGGCGGTTGAACGAGGGGAAGAAAATCGCGTCTCCCTGATTCTCAAAAGTGCCTGCGGGGAGCGGGTCGTTGGTCAATTCCAGTTTGCCTCCGGTGTAGGAGTCTTTGTCGGAGAGCTGAATCACCATGCTCATCTTGCGGTCGAACGGGGTGTCCTTTTTCCAGCAGTTGTCTTCGTGCCATCCGTAGGTGCCGTCGTTGTCGGCGTTGTACTCGGTGAACTGGATCTCGTGAAACCCGGCCAAGTCAAATCCGAAGCCGTTGGCGTTGGCTTTCAGCCCCATCATCTCAATCCGGGCGACCAGCTCGGAGAGCACAGGATCGGCGCGGGAAAGCCACCTCACCTTGGACCGGCGGAGATGATCGTCCACCACGCTCTTTCCGCCGTGGCCGACAGTGGCGGTGACGGCGGGTTTGGTCAGAGCGTAGGCGACAAGTTCCTCGCACTCAGCTTTGCTGAGCGACCCGTTAAAAGATTGCCACCAGTGCTTCATAATCAAAATGCTTGGTTCCAGAAGTCGTTGGCCTTTTTCTTCTCGGCCTCGGATTTTTCTGGCATGAACCATTCAGGATATTCCGCCTGAATGCCAACACAAAGTTCATGTTTTCCGTCACCTGAAGGGAACCTCAGAATCTGAGGGCCGACGGCAGCGAGGAACTTGCTGGGGATCTCGTCATCCACATGGCGGATATGCATGAACAGGGGCCGGGAAGCCTCCATGCACGCAAAGGCATAGATGCCGAGAGGGGTTTTCACCACGCTGTCCTTGGGCCCGGGCGGACCCGTAGGACCGTCGGGTCCAGTGGGCCCGATAGGTCCTGGATCGCCTGGAGGGCCAGCTCCTCCTGCCGGACCTTCAGGGCCAGTTAGTCCTGTCGGTCCGGTTGGCCCCGGAGGACCAGGTGGTCCGGGGGGTCCGCCGGGATCACCAGGCGGCCCCGGCGGTCCGGGGTCTCCCGGGCCACCGGAAGAACCAGGAGATCCCGGCGGTCCAGGAGATCCCGTAGCTCCGGTAGGGCCGGTTGGCCCGGTTGGGCCGGGGATGGAGGAAAGCCTTTCCTGAGAGCTGCGGACGATGGGTTGCGGGATTGCGCGAAAAGCGTCGCCCGAGGGGGAATAATCTACGCCGACACCGTTGTAGCCCTGAGTCACCTTCTTCTTCAAGAAAGTGCTGTCTGGTAAAAACTCGCCGTTGCCAGTGATCATGTGTAAACGTCAGGTGGTCGAACCGGTGGGAAGTAGGTGACCCGCTCTCTCATCCAGAACCCGTCTGATGGTTCAACTCCATCGTCGTAAACGAACGGTGCCCAGTCGAGAAAATTCGTCTGAGGAATGAACTTGCGCTGCGGGTTGCGGCCCAGCGGGGAGGCAAGCACTCCGACACCGGGGACGATTCTCGCCGAAGGAACTTTTTCGGTGATCACGATGTCCGGGTGGAGGCACTCTTGAAAGTTGAACTCCAGTCCGACCCAGCTCCCATGCACACCCGTTGGGATCGGCTGGCGGTGGATGATGCTGGCTTTGGGCCACTCGGTGGGGGACAAGAACTGCTCCACCATGACCACGGTGCTGACTGACGCGGGCGGTCTATAGGTGTAGCGGGGGAAGTAGCTGGGCTGGGTTTGCGTGCTGCTGCCGTTATAGACAGCCTGCTCAAACTGCGTGGTTTCCACCACATACAGGTCTTCCAAGACGGCGGGCCATGTGTAGCGCCGGGTGGTGAAGAACGTGCGGAAAGGCTCGTTGTTCTTCTGGTAGTCGCTCTTGGGCGCTCCGTACTTGAACCAGAGGAAGTCCCCTTCACGCTGGATGTTGAGAAGCTGGTAGTCTTGAAACCCCTCAAGTTGGATTCTAGGTTTGACCGAGAGGAATGAGCTTTCTTTGTAGGGGGTCCCAAGCTGAGGTACCGTTGTCGGCTGGAACGTAGCGCAGGTCTCTTTGACGCGAAAGCACAGTTCCCTCGGGCTGGGGGTTGGCAACGTTTCAAAGTAGCCACCCTGATCCGGCTTGGACCGCGTGGCCGCTGCTTTTGGTATCTGTGATGGCTTGAACGTGGACATCAGACGGTGGGGTCAGTGTTCGGGGCGGTGTTGGAGATGATGTCTCCACGGCGGAACTCGGCATAGGAGTACTGCGGATTTCCGGCAGAAACACCGAAGTCGAATTTCCAGAATGTGTACTGCTGGTCCCCCTGACGTGGGGGTTCGTGAGAAACATCGTCTGGCTCGACCGTGCCTAGTGTGCCGGTGAAACCCACGGCCTGATTGGTGGTCGGGCCGGTTGGTTCCAGAACAAAGTCCGGGTTGCTGACGGTGATTCCCGTGTTTGAAGCTGTCTCAACAAACTGTCTTGGAAGCCCTAATTGCGTGGCAACGGCGTACGACAAAGTCGTGTTGACCGCCGGGATGTCGCGGTAGGGCTCACCTTTCCCCGTCATATTGACGAAAACGGGGTCGGAGACGACGCCCGTGTATCGAGCATACGTCCCATCGAGACGGATCAGGTAAAGGTTCATGGCCATAGTCGTGATCTATATTACTTGGTGAAACGGATGCGGCTACGAATTTAGCAGGATTTTCATGAGCGCGGCACATCCGACTTGCTTGCTCACTGCCGCAGGGTCATACCGACCATCTGCAACATATTTGCCTTTGCTGTACTGATCGGTGAAGCTCCACAGGTAGGGGGAGGGTACACCGCGACGACGGTAGCCTGTGCCATTGTAGTTCTCGAATGCCACCAAGGCGTTACCCGGAGACCAGTCGGTCACTTTGTCAAGCTTGTCGTACACCAGTGCGTCCACCGCGCTGACTTCCCATGTGAAAGGTGGTTTGCCTGTCACTGGTCTGCCTTTGGGAACCTGCACCGTACGTGCACTTAGCGGGTCTCCATTGTGGAGATGCTGCTTGAAGCTCAGGCCGCACTCCATAGAATGAAGCACACCGATAGCCCACCACGGGATGGTGGGGAGCTTTGCGGCAACGGCTTCATAGCGGCTCCGGTTTCGCTGGATTTGTGTTGCCTCACTTTTTACTTCGTCGGCATGCTCAGGTCGGATGACGCAGCAGGCGAATTGTTTGGCGTAGGTGTCAGACAGAACGCTCATGATTCAACGGTGGGGGTTGTAGCTCGGGTTTCCGGTTGCACCTTTCATGTTCTCCGCATTGAAAGCGTCTCCGGCACGTGCGTTGGTTTCCTGATAGAAACCGATCGCAAAAAGCGCCGTCTTACAGGTGTCGCAGGAAGTCAGAATGAAAACCATGGCGAGCAGCGGTTTCATGGCTGAACGATAGCCGGGTTCTTAGCGGCTGCCGTGTGGTTTTTGATCACCTGCGCGGTCAAGCCAGAGACAGCGCCGACTTTGCCCCCTTGAGCGTAGCCGACGCCTGCGGCAGTTGCGTCTTTTAGGCCGTTGATGGCCACGGTGTTGAGCTGCTGCTGTTGTTCGGGGGTGAGGTTGCCGCACGCGGAAACGCCGAACAGGGCATAAAGGACAAAGGCAAAGGTCAAGATGTAGTTGTGTTTCATACGGTTACTTTAGGTGTGGTTTCGGAAGCAGGAATCAGCAGAGGGGAGATGCCGAGATGCATCGGCGCGACTTCGGCGCTGGAGATGCGTTCAAGAAGGCGGACACCACTTTCAGCGATGGCCTTGTGGACCAGCTCAGAACAAAACCAGCGGTTGTTGTCTCGGGCTGGCAGTTTGTCCACGAACCGTAGAACCCCTCTCCAGTCGTAGCTGCGACCAAGCTGGCGCTCGGCAAACTCAACGGCGGCTCCCCACATTTCCGGGGTCATGCCGCGCACGTCGTAGCTATCAATTCGGTTCCAGTCGGCTTCCGTAAGCTCCCTTTTGCGTACTCCGACGCCAGGGTAGCTCTCGATGCACGTTGAGGTGCCGGGGATCAGCAAAGCCGCATGGCTGTAGATGCTGCGGGACTGCCATTTGACGACCCATGAGATCCAGTCGCCACCTTTGAAGAGAAGGATTTTACCGTGATATTTCATCAATCAACGATGGTTGCGATTCCCATCCAGCCCAGAGTCACGTTGGAATCTGTGTCGTGGAGTCGGAAGGTTTGAGCGTGAACTTTGATGGGGACACCAGAAGCGGAAACCAAACGGTAAGTCAGGTTGAACTCTCGACGGAATTTAATGCTGTTGTCCCACTCACGCATGACCATCTCACGATCTTCCTCGTGGACCATGCTGCGCCAGTTGTCCCCTAAAATCTCGTCGTCGTTTCGGGCCAGCATGCGCTGCATATAGGGGTTGATGTGGACAAAATGGCCGTCGGCGTCCGTCTGCCAGATCGGACGGTCGATACACCTCCACGTCACACGAGACAGGGAGGTAGACAGCGCGATACCCGCCTGCATGTCGTTGAGCTTGGCGTCGATCTTGTTTATGCGGCCCGGTGCCCGAATGGAGTCGATGACAAACTTGGCGAAATTGAGAATGATCTTGCGTTTGATCCAACCCAGACCGGCCACCATGAAACCCCCGACCGTGGCCCAATCAGAAACAGACCAGTCCTTGGTGATTTCAGGAGATACGCTCATGAGGGGTGCGGAGTTCATTTTTCATCGGGCTCTGGGGCCGTATCCTTCTCCGGTATTTCCTCGGGCAATTTTTCAAGAAGAGAAGAGATGATCTCACCTTGGCGTTTCACTAGCAACGGGTTGCCGCTGGTTTTGGCGGAAGCATAGGCTTCGATTTCGAGGATCAGGAGTTCACGTTTCATGCGTTGGCGGCTAGGTAGTCCTGATTGATCTTGATCAGAGCTGCCTGCTTGTCCAGAGGAAGCGCACTGGCGGCATCAGTGATTTGCTGAGCCTGAGTAGACAGATCCGTAGAAATCTTGGCATTGATTTGGTTGACAATCACAAGTTCGACGAACTGCTCCGTTGTCAGAGAAGCCTTGGCTTGCGTATTGTAAGCAACAGTCAACGCCTGAAGTGCTGTCTGTTGCTGGGTCGTAAGGCTGTTGAGGATGTTCATGATTTAAGGAACGATTGAGAGGAATCCGCCATCTGAATAGATGTCGCCACTGGAAAGTCCTGTGGAAGAAGTGGGGATACCAGCGATGTTTATCACTCCAGAGGCTTTGACGGTCAGACGGGGTGTAGCCGTGCCCGTGGTGGCGCTGGTGGCCAGAACGACCGCTCCGCCCGCCACACTGCCTGTGCCTCCAGCGATCGTCATGCTGGCTCCGGTTCCGGTGATAACATCGTGAGCTTTGAGAGCTTGCGCGGTAGGGGTCGTGGCGTCATTGACTCCGAGTTGCAAGGTGGCTGCCGCCGCCCGGCTAACTGTGAGGTCTATCGTCCCGTACCAAACCGATGAATTCGACCATTGGAGGGATGTTGCTGAGCCGACAAATATACCATTGGTGGACACGTTGGCACTTTGATTAGCAGTTACAAACTCACTTCCCGTCCATCTTCCAATGGCAAAAGAGCCGCGAACCGTAAAGCCATCGTCGTCGTAAATTGTGAGGTTGCTCCCGTACCCCCTGAGAACCAAATTCTCGTTGCCCGACGATGGGGACGACACATAGCTGTAAATTTTCCCCGTTTTGCCTATTGTTACTCGGGAAGTCGCTCCCACTTGCAAATCCATCAGCAAGCTGCCGGAGGCACTCGCTGTATCTGTGAGGCTGAGTTTGATCGCAGTGGCTACGCCGCTGGTGTTCCACGTTCCCGCCAGATCGAACATGGCAGAGGTATCGCTGCCCGTCAGAGAGTACCCGCTGACAGCCAAAGCTCCGGTGTTAGTGCTACCGAGGGCAATGGTTTGCCTACCGGTGAAGGTGTTGGCAGCAAGAGAAGCTTTGGCATTCAGTGCGGTCTGAAGATCCGTCTGACTGCTGAGAGTGCCGGTGATCGCGCCCCACACTGCGCCGCCTCCTCCGCCCCCTCCCCCGTTGTTGGCGGCAGCGACGACTGCCTGCTTGAGCAGGGCGGGCATCACGTCACCGAGAGCATCCCCGCCGAGGAGGGCAAGGGCTGCGTTTTTCTGAGTAGTTCCGAAAAGAGAGGTCGTGTTCATCGAATAGCGAGGACAATGACGAGCTGCTGAAGCAACTCAGTTGTGGTGGTGCCAAAGGCCGTCGCCCCCAACAGGGCCAGCGCCTGGGCATCTTGCGAGAGACCGGTGTTGGAGGTGACGTTCATGGCGGTTTAGTCCTGTTCTTCGAGATCGCGGCCAGTGGGGTTTCTCATGGCACGGGAAAAAGCTTCGCCGTCCATCTCGGTGTCTTCGCCTTCGTCCTCCATCTCTTCCTCGTGAGCGGACTCATCCTTCTCGATGGGCTCGCCTTCGATGGCCTCGACTTCAAGACCGTGAGGGGTGAGGTGAACGGTGGCGGTGACTTCAAACGTTTCGCCTTCCTTGTGGGCGGACTTGTCGAAGCCCTTGGGCAGTGGGATCATGATCATTTTCATCGGTCAAATGGGCTGGATGTTAAAAAGGCGGGAACCTGTGGATCTCACAAGCTCCCGCCTCGGATGTTTAGATCGTCAGCGGCCTGGGTTTAGTAGGCGGGGCAGACGGTGCCGGAGACGTTCGGGCAACGCTTGAAGCGGACCACGTAACCGTACTGAGTCTTGCGGGGCTTGTAGGCGGCGTAGAGACGGGCGGCGAAGAAGCCGATGTCGCTGAACGGATTGGTATCCTTGTTCGGGATGTTGAGCCAGACGACTTCGCCGTTGAAGCTGATGGCCTTGGCGCTGGAGCCACTGCCGAAGGAGGTGGCGGGCTTGGGCACCTGGCGGGTCATCACGTCCGGGCTGAAGATGTAGAGGTCTTCAAACTCGGCGGCCTCGTAGGCGGCACTGACGTTGGCGGCTTCGCCGATGGTGGTGGCCGTGTTGGAATAGAACGGACGGTTCACCCATGCACCGTCAACGAAGTCCCAGCGGGGCATACGTTGGTCGATGATGTGGTGGTAGCCGCCGTATTCACGGTCGATGCCCCAGCTCTGAAGCAGGACGGCGCCGTCGCTCTTGCCGCTGTCAGCCCAGCGGAAGTCGTTGCGGATGCTTTCGTCGCCCTTGATGATGGTACGATGCGCTTCCTGAGACAGAATGAGCGGCAGGATCGGAGCGCCCTGACGCTTGGCGTAGGCGGATTCGCGGCCTGCGCCGTCCTGAGTGGCGCGGTTGTAGAGGGCATCGAGCAGACCCTGGTTGATCGTGCTGGTGGCCACGGTGGCGGGCATCGTGGTGCCGTTGACGGTCTCGGTCAGGGAGGAGTTGAAGACGATCTTGTGACCGGCGTTTTGGGTGAAGAGTGCCTTGTCCTGAAGGTCCCATGTGTCCACGATGTTCGCGACGAAGTTGTCGCGGATGGCGGCGAGCTGGTCCTTCGCATCGTAGGCTGCACGGAGGTCCGTGAAGCAGATGTCGTTGGAATACTGCGTGGTCTGGTAGGCCGAGTAGGTGAGCTGCGTCATCGCAGGGTTCACGATGGTCGGGGTCGGAACGCAGTTGTTGCCGGTGCCGTTGGGGGTGGAGACAGCGACCCAGCCGCCACCGGTGCCGGTGGAACGGTTGACGATCACCGTGCTGAAGTTGAAGCCCATGCCATCAGGGAGAATGTCCTTGCGGAGCAGGGGGGAGAGACGACCTTCGACACGCATGATCTTGTCGATCTTGCCCTCGATACGGGAGGCGTCGGAAAGGAAATACTGGTCAAGTGCTGGAGCGGCCATATACGTTGGAGTTGGGTGGGTTGTGTTAGCCCGCTCAACGCAACGAGGGTTCCCCTGTATGACTTGAGCAAGGCAAATGCTTTGCTGGTGTCAGGGGAGGTAGCCTGGCGTGATTACGCTCCAGATGGATTGAAATTGGCTGCGAAGGGAACAGCCGATTTATACACTTCAGTGTGACAAATTTATATACTCTGCCACCGGGTGTCAACAAAAAAGTAAAACCCTTTTCACGCGGATTACGTGAAAAGGGTCAACAGTGCCGAGGTGGCAACGGTTACTTTTTCTTTGCCATGCCGCGCATCACTTCGGCAAAGCGTGCCCTCCACCCGAGCTTGCCGCCCTTGTGGGCAGCCTCTTCGAGCTTCTTGGCGGGGATGGGTTTGCCGGGCTTGGCACCCAGCTCTTTGCGAAGCGCACCTTTCTTGGAGGGGTGCACGGCGTCTTGAATCCATTTTTCTTTGTGTTCCATGGTGGTGCTGTTTGAGGTTTAGCGGCGGGAAAGAGCGGCGTCGAACCCGGCTTCGTCCATCTCGGTGTCGTCGAAGTTGGCCGGACGGGTCGCAGTCTTGGTCGGGGTGATGGTGGCACGGGTGCCGAGGAGCGCCTGCTTGGAGGCTTTTTCGGCAGCCAGTGCTTCGCGGGCTTGAAGAAGCTGCTGGAAGATGGTGGGCAGCACCTCGGCAGCCTGCGCCTGGAACGCACGCTCCGCCGGATCTTTGGCCGGGCGGGCATCGCGGACTGCCTTGGCCAGTGCTTCGTCCTTGAACACGGATGGCATCTTCTCAGCCATCTGAGAGTAGATGTGCTCGTGATGCTTGGTGTACTCGGCTTCCTCCGCCTTGGCTGCGGCTTCCTTCTGCTGCGTGGTCTGATGCTTGATGCTGTTGAGCGTCTCCCCGGCCTTGGCCTTGAGGGTCATGCCCTTGTCGTAGATGGCGTGCATCTTCTCCGCTTCTTGGATGGCGGCGGTGACGTAGTGGGAAGGAACGGGGGTGTCGGCGGTCTCGAACACCTTGTTGATGGCGTCGATGCGGTCGATCAGCAGCTCCTCGTCAGTGGCCTTGGCCAGAGCCTCGGCATCCACGCCCGCCTTCTCAGCGATGCGCCCGAGCATGTCGAGGTGCGTGGAAAGGGGCTTGTTGATGGTGTCCTGCCACTCGGGGCTCTGGTAAAGCTCCTGAGCGTGACGCCAGTTGCGCAGCTCTTCCAGCTCCTTGACGGTCTTCTCGCTGTCGCGGGGGGCTTTCTTGAACTCTTCAAACTCCTTCTGAAGTCTCTCGAACTTCGTCTTGGTGTCGTTCAGCTCGCTCTTGAGGGTCTTCTCCTTGACGCGGGCGGCGGCAAAGGCGTCGCGCTGGGCCTTGTTCCACTTGGAGGTGTCGATTTCAGGTTCCGGTTCTTCGGCACCCTTGACCTCGGCAGCTTTCTTCTCCTCCTCTTTCTTCTCGGCGGAGAGGGCGTCGATGCCGCGCTTGGGCTTGTCATCTGCCGGTTTGACCTCTGCCGCAGGCTCGGCATCAGGTGCCGGGGCGGGCTCGGAAGCTGGGGTAGAGGTGGGCGTAGGCTCGGGCACGGGAGCCGCAGCCGCAGCCGCAGACACGGCACCGGCAGGCAGCCCGATCTGGGGGGCGCTTGCCGCCAAGGCGGAGTCAAAGGAGGCGGCGTCAAAATCGCCGGAGGGCATCGTATTGTTAGGGTCAGGCATAAAGGCTAGGTTTTGTCTCGTTCACTCGGGGGCTTGGGATCACGGTAGCGGGGGTCGTCGATCTGCGCGAAGTCCTGGGTGTCAGGGAAGTTGTCCAGAGGGTGCTTGCCTTTGACCATGGCCAGGGCTTCCAATGTCGAGAGAACCTGCTGAACGCCAAACAGGCGGTAAAACTGGTGCGCGATGGCGGTATCGGGGTGGTTGCCGGGGATGGACGCAGGGATGCTGCGGGGCTTGATTGAGCTGCTGATGGCCTTGAGCGCCGCCGAGATGCCGGGAAGCTTCAGTTCCTCCTTGAGCGTTTCACGCAACACGGCGGAGTTCTGGAACTCGCTGATCTCGGGGCTTTGCAGGATGGGGTGGGTCATAGGGTCTGCGCGGTGCGAGCCTGACGCTCGGCTTCAATGTGCTGGATCTTCTGACGGGCCATTGCGTCATTGATGAGGAGCTTCTGATCGGCTTTTTCCTTCTCAATTTGCAGCTTGGTCTTGCCTTCTTCCAGAATGTTTGCCAGCCGGGCGCGGGCGTCCACAGCCTGACCGAACACGCCGGGAGGGGTTTCCTCCTGTTGAGCCTGCCCCTGATCTTCCTGTTGCATCTGAGCTTCCTTGGCCGCCTTGCGCTGATCGGCTTCAAGGTGCTTGGCCCCGTTGGTGATGACCTCGTTGAGCTGTTGAAGCGCCTGCTTGTACTGGCGGTACGGGATGCTGGCGGGGTCGATGTATTGCATGTGCTCGTTGCAGTGCTCCGAGGCTTTCTGCATGACCGGGATAGCATCGGCCAGCTCGATTTGCACGTTGGCCAGCATGCCGTCGTAGGCTTGCAGCAGTTCGAGGTGGGTGCCGACGTGAACGATGTGGTTCTGGTTGCCCTCGACGACGGCGGCTCCGCCCAGCTTGATGAGTTGGTTCTCGTTGTTGGCGATCTGCTTGTCCACCGGGGGGCGCATGCCCGCCTGCCGTGGCACGAGAGCCAAGGCATAGCGGTAGTCGGTCTGCGAGGCAATGGTGTCGCGGGTAAGGATCTGCTGCCCCTCGGGGTCCAGACGGCCAAAGATGGTCTGGTTGAGGTTGGCCAGCACCGTCCGACGCTCGGCGGACGATCCACGCCCGATGCCGGTGTTGAGGGTGATGTTGTCGTAGTCGAGCTGCTTGAGCAGGTCGTAGCCAACCCCGCGCTCCTCGCAGCGACGGCGGAACTCGAACGCATCTTTGCCGCCGGGATGCTCCTCCTGAAGCTCGGGGTTGATGACCCGGCGGACGATCTCACGGTAGTCCCAGCTCCACGAGTCCATGTACATGTCCATCACGTCGCTGGTCAGGCCGGAGTCCAGCTCGTCCTGACGCTGAAGCTCGTAACGGGTCTGGGTGCCCGGCTCCTGCCCCTGCTGGGTGGACCGGGGTGCCATACCTGCGGACTGAGCGCGGAAGTTGTCACGGAGGGCGGATATGGCCGGGACGAGGTTCCCTGCCACCGGGGGTGTGGCGCGTTCGGCGAAGGTGACACCCGTGGTGAGCTGGAAGTACGGGCCACGGGGGACGATCATGTTGTCGATGGTGGCGTCTTCGTTTTCCGTCTGGAGGAAGGTGTTGGCCTCGTCGTTGGCCTTGTCCACGAACTTGCACAGGAGCTTGTTGATGGCGCTGGCGGCGGGGAACAGGTTGGAGCCGTTGCCACGGATGCTGTGCAAGTCGCCATTGGTGCCGACGCCAAACAGGTACATGTTGATGAACTCCGCCATGCTGGCGAACTCGCTACGCTTCTCGTAGAGGAACCCGGCCTCCTCGGGACCGCCGCTGCCGCTGGTGTTGCCCACGTAGCCGATGCTGTTAAGCATGTAGTCGGCGATGTAGTGGCTGACGGTGCCGTCCACCTCCTGCACGAAGCCGTGGACCACCTGCACGACGATGTTGGTGTTGCCGCTGTACACGGCGTTGTCCTTCCACATCGCCTGCATTTCCTCGGGGGACTGGGTGTTCAGCGGCTTGGGCTGGGCGTTGGTGCAGGACTTGGCGATCTGCTCGGGGTTCCACCCGGCGGCGCGTCCGATCTCAGGGTCGCGGATCTTGGCGTAGAGGTCGGAGGGAGTCATGTCCGCCTTGATGAACACACGGTCCACAAGGTTGATCGACGCCTGGGTGCCTCGCGGGATCTTGACATCCTGAAGGCTGCTGACTTTCCAGCGCCAGTCGAGGTTGTCGTCACGGTAGGTGAAGCTGACTCCCCACATGGTGAAGAAGTGGGCGTTGAGCTTCCAACGGAACCGGAAGTCGCGCCAGCGGGTGATCATCCGGTGCAGCTCCTCGGCCACGACGGCTTCCTTCTCGTTCTTCTCCGGCTCGGTCAAAACGCCGTGCTTGAACGGCACGATGCCGAAATGAGACAGGGAGTTGAGGATGGAGTTGATCGGCTTTTCCGCCTCGGCCTGAGCCATGCCAAGGTCTCCCCAGTTGACGTTGGTGATGCCGGTGATGCCCAAGGCGCGCAGCATGGTGTCGCTGTAGGGGGCGTTGCGGTCGGCCATGGACTGCACGACGGCGCGGTCGCGTGACGCCACGTAGTCCTCGTTGAACAGCGTCTGGTACTGGGTGACAACGTCAGAGGCCCGTTTGATGCGGGTGGCGGCTGTCACGCTCGGGACGGGAGGCGACTTTTCGACCGGAAGCTTGGCGAGTAGTTTAAGGGCGTCGGGCATAATGCCTTATATACAAGCAGAGGCCGGGCAGCACCGCAACCTCCGTTTGAAAGGCACTCTTGCACGATGAATATATACAGTCAATGGTGAATCCTGAAATTTCACGACCAGAAGTCTGGCGGCGAGGACTTTTTCTTCAAGCACCCGCACGAGCGCACCCTGCCGGTGGATAGGTGAAGGTAGCGCACGACTGCCTCGTTGCCGCAGTCGCAGGTGCAGTACCACTGGGTGTTGCCCTGCTTGTCAGACGGGAACGCCGACACGACGGTCAACAGGCCGAACCGCTGTCCTACGAGTCTTTTTTTGGGATTGGGCATCAGACGACAGCGGCGGTGCGGGTGAACCGTTGCACGAGCGGCCAGTCCAGCTCGGTGAGTTGCACGTTGTTGGCTTCGATGAACGCCCATGCAAGGACGAAGTTGGCGTGAGTCGGTTCTTTGCAGAACCGCAGCATCCGGCGCTGCGCCTCCACCCGGAGCTTCTCTTCCTCGGGCACGCGGTTGTGCCACACGTAGAGGCAGAACGCGAAGAACAGCGTTACGCAGATGCCGACGAGCAGCCAGAGGATGTTGGGGTCGAGAGGCTGGTTCATTTGTTCAGGGGGATGGGGCCGTACCAGAGGTCGTCTGACGGGGTTTCGCTTTGGTGGATCTGTCCGGCGGCGTAGATCTCGACCGTCTTGTACATCGTGCGCCCGGTGAAGTAAGGCATGTTGGTCTTGCGGATGTAGAGCCCCGGCTGGGTGGGCAGGTCCGTGGTCCACTGCAATTCCGCCTTGCGGCAGATCAGGCGGCGGGGGTCGAGCTTCCACAGCAGATACCTCCATGCGGGCATCATGTCGGTGGTGTACACTTCTTCGAGGCAGGGGGCAGGGGGTGTGTTCATGGGTTGAGTCCTTGGGTTTTCCGCCAGTCTGCGAAGGCGCGCATGGCGGCTTTGCGCGAAAGCTTTCCGAGGGTTGTCATCTCAACCTGCCCGTCGGGGCCGCGTTGGCTGACCACGATCCAGCCGAGCGGGGTCTTGCCCAGCGAGACGGTGAGAGGGGGTTGGGTGCTCATGGCTTCTCCTTTCGTGCGGCTTGCCATGCGGCCCATGCCAAATCTTTGTTAAGCGGGTTCGGCGTGCGTGGGCCATGTGTTGCATACCACGCCTCAAACTCCTCACGCATCTTTTCTTCCGCGCTTGGCTGGGGCGGAGGAATAACTGGAGCCCAATATGCCCACATATACGATCCAATTTTGTCGTATGGGCAGACACCGATCATGCCGCTTTGAGACATGACAAGCACCGCGCGCTGACTTGATTTGTCCGCATCTTCCTTCGTCGGCATCCGTTCTTTGACCGAAATCCACGGGCTGGCTTTTGATTGCTGTTCGACTTGGCGCTGAAGATTTTGAATGGCGTCAAAAATCGGTTTTGTGAGCTTATCAGTGTTTTCTTCGATGTTAAGCAATCGTTCGAGCCTTTCAAAATCGTAAGTTTGATTATCGTTGCGTTCTTGAAGATTTAATTTTTCAGCTTCCAAGCGGGCAATTTCTTTGTAAAGACAATCGTTGGAATCGGTGCGGCGATTAACCTCAGCCTCTAAAGACTTTACCTTTTTTCGAAGTTCGAGAAGCGTCCGCAAGCCGTCCAGTGCGATTTGGCTTTTGTCCTGACCGAGCTCGCCAAGCTCTCCTGAATCTTGAATGAAGTCGGCAACTTTTTGCCAACCGTCCCAAACGTATTTCTTTTCGTCTTGAAAAAGATGGATTTCTTCATCTTTCTCCGCACATCCAAGCTCGATGGCCTTGGCGCACATGGCCTCACGGGCTGGGCGGTCTTTTTCGCAATCCTCCAAAGCAACCACCACACAATTAGTCTGCGTTTCTTGAAGCTTTTTCAATGCAGCCTCGCTGGCAATATCGGTAATTTCTCTCAGGTTCATGGTGTGGCGTTTTCTTTGGATTTGATGTAAGCCCGCTGCGCCCGTTTGCTGGCGGCCCAGATGGACTTCCATGAGTCCACTCCCCGGCGCATCAGGGAAAAGTTGAACTTTTTGTTATTGTTGTCGCGTCCGGGCATGTCTTCCCAGCGGGTAGGTTCTGGTGGTAGTTGGGTCATAGGGTTATCCGTGCAGGTGGTTGTCGTGCGCCTCGCGCAGCTCGCTGATCCGTTTGCCCATCACGATGCACAGGGCGATGGTTTGGCCAGACAGTTTTCCGCCTCCTGAACGTTCGTAGGTAGAGCCGGTTTCTTGAATAAGTTTCAAGGCTTCACGGGTCTCGTCGGTTACATAAGGCAAGTCTTCGTCACGTATCTGCGTGTCAATTGCCTGATTGAGATCCTCAAGTGCTTGCTCGGTGGTCATGTTTTGCTGGTTTTGATTCTGCCCGGTGACGCCGGGGCGTTCTCGCGTTTGCGAAGCTGATCGACCCGCTGGCGGCTGACACCTAGTTGGCGGGCGAGGGTTGGGTTGTTGAGGCTCCAGTCGATGCTGGCGGTATCACGGGCTGGGCGGCCACCGCGAGGCAGGTTGCCTTTGATGCCCGGAGCAATCTTGCGGGACTCGCGTCTGCTGCGCCAGACGGACGCCTGGCCGCCGTACCGGCGGGAGAGGGCGCTGTCGGTCAGCTCCCAGTCGATGTCGTCGGGCAGCGTGACCTTGCACCGGCCACGGGGGCTTGGAGGCTGACCAAGCTGCCTGCGCTTAATGCACCAGAAGACGTGCGAGTAGCCGTGCAGCCGGGCAAGCTGGAGGTTGTTGAGGGACCAGTCGATGTCGAGATGGTCAATGCTGATGCGGGGGCGTCCGGGTTTCATGACTTGAATGTGCTGACGAGTTGATTCGCCTTG